GTAAATGCGGTTTTGCGGCCGAAAGAATATTTCTCATGGGGCCTTAGTTATGAAGTTCCTCTTCATTATGGCCTTCTAGACAAGGCTACATTAATGGACCAGAGATATTCTAATACAGTAAGTGAAGATTCATTCGCGCGTGAAAGTCTTAGTATTTGGTCTGGTAATAGTAAAGATTCTTGGCTAGACTCGCGGCGGCTGAACCGTCATAGGTCATTATTGAAATGCGAACGTTAGGCTACAATTAGTAAGAATTATTCTAATGCTTATTATATAATTGGGGTTGACGTTGCAAGATATGAAGCTAATAGCGCGATTATGGTAATCAAAGTTATACCTGGCGAATAGCGTTTTAAGAAAAATGTAGTTTATACTGAAGTAATAAATGGCGCAAATTATATAACTGAACAGGCACCACGCCTTAAGAAGCTTATACAATTATATCATCCAAAAGAAATCGTGATAGATGGCAATGGTCCTGGTATCGGTTTACTAGATGCCATGGTTCTCCCTTCTTACGATTCAAGAACCGGGGAGACCTTCCCGGCATATTACGCCTTTAATAATGAACATCACTTACCTCCAGAACTTCATGCCGAACAAGAGGAACCTGCGGCCAAATATAACGCTATTATTTATGATATAAAAGCCAGCGCGCAAAATGAAGATGAAATTAATTCTTACTTTCTTTCTTCTATTAATAATGGTTCAACGTCTTTTCTCGCGCATGAACGTGTTATAAAAGATAAGCTTATGAAAACTAAGCGCGGAAAAAAGATGACTCCATATGATCGTCGTAAGTTTCTCTTGCCATACGAAATGACTTCGCGCTTAATGGATGAATTAAATAATTTAAAATTAAAACCAACCGGTATAGAAAATAAGTTTAAAATTGAAAGAATCTCAAAATCAATTTATAAAGACCGTTTTTCTGCATTAGAATATGGATTATATCGAGTAAAGCATTATGAAGACAAGGAAATATTTAAGAAAAAAAGAAAAAACATAGGATAGTATGCCTTTGCCACTCTTAAGAATAGGGGGTGAATTGTATGAGTAAAGCAGCACAATTTTCTGCACTATATAGTAATCCTAGTTTTAAAATAAATTGTGTACCACTAGATACTAGACAAAATGCCAATCGCTGGGGCAACTCACATATTAATGCTGTTAGTGGTCATGATTTTACATTAGAGGAAATTGAGGAGATTATTCGTTCTGGTAGCTTAGATTTACTTCGTGAATTATCACGCTATTATTATAGAACGAATAGTCATTATAGAAATAATATTGATGCTCTTGCAAGTTTACCTCTATATGAATATGTTGTTTCTCCAATTTTTGAGTAGAATAAAGGTTCTAAAACATAGATTATTAAGGCTTTTTATAATGCATGTGAGTTTGTAGAAAACCTTGATATCAGTAATACATTCTTACGAATTACTAAAGAATGGTTAAAGACTGGTATTTATACCGGAATATTACAAGAAATGAATCATAAGGTAGTTATTACTGACTTACCTTTAGAATATTGTAGAACGCGTTTTAAAGATTTTAATAATTTAAATGTATTAGAGTTTAATGTTACCTACTTTGATGTAAAATATCCCGATGATTAGGCGCGGCTAAAAGCCATAGCAAGCTTCCCAGAGATAGTACAAAAAACTTGGAGACAATGGCATAGCAATAAGAAAGCTATTGACCCTTGGGTTATGATTCCTGCCGCGATGGGAGGGGTTAGTTTTTGTTTTGCTGAAGACCCTTCTCCTTTACTAATAGCTAGCATACCTGAATTATTTAAGTTAAAAGGTTCAATTAGTCGAGAAGAAACTCGTGATGAAAATGAATTATATAAGCTATTAATTCAACGAATGCCAATGGATAGTGAAGGACATTTAGCTTTTGAATTAGATGAAGTTGCAGCAATGCACGCGGGCGTAGCTAAAATGCTTGAGCCGTTAGATACTGTAGATGTTTTAACCACTTTTGGTGAAACATCTATGGAAAACTTACAAGACTCAACCGCCGCGTCACAATCGGCTGATAGAATTGATAAATATAAGCAAAATGCTTATGATGCGCTCGGCCGCAGTTTATTATTATTTAATTCAGATAATAGCTCATCTATGGCTTATTCTATTAAGAAAGATGAATCTATTATGAAAACATATTTAAATGCATATAATACCTGGATTAAATTTCAAATTAATGAGCGCTTCTCTAGAAATGGTGTAAAATTTGATTTTGAAATTTTACCTATTACTATTTTTAATTAGAAAGAAGTATAGGAACAATATATGACTGGCGCGCAATTTGGTTATTCTAAAATGTACGCTGGTGTAGCTAGTGGTATTAAGCAACTAACGCAAATTAGTTTGATGGATTTTGAAAATGACTTCTTAAATATGGATGAAAAAATGATACCGCTACTTTCATCTTATACTGCTACTACTAATTCTTCTTCTTCTGGAGAAAAAAATAGTTCTTCCAAAAAAAATAGTAATAACCAATCAGCGGGACAAAACATAACCAATGAAGGCGGCAGGCCCGAACTTCCAGATGAAGAAAAATCAGAAAAAACCCAAAATAATATTGCTACCAAGGGTTAAGGAGGACACTATATGAAAAGAAATATTCCTATTTATTTTGATAGTGTTGTCATTACTTCTCCCGCTCAAACCGTAGTTTCAAATCCCAATTTAAGGCGCGTCAAAGTTGGTGTCTTTTATAAATATGGAAATCGTAATGATTCTTATATTACAGACGCCATTGCTGATGAATTAATTGCAAGTGCTACTCATGGCGATACACCTGTTATCGGCTTCTTTGACCCCAGTACAGAAAATTGGGCAAGCCATACTGGCCCTACCTTAGCTAATGGCTATGGGTATATTGAAAGTTTTGAAGGATGGCAGCCGTTTAAAGATACAGACGGAGTAACCCGTGATTATGCAGTATTCTCTGTCGTATTATTTAGTAAATACTTTAAAGAAGCTAATTTTATTGTTGGACAAAACCAATCAATGGAATTAGATATTAACTCAATTGAAGGGGATTGGGCCAATATAGATGGGCATGAATATTTTGTATATACTCATGCAGAAATGTTAGGTCTATGCGTAATTGGTAACCATGAACCATGCTTTTCGGTATCTTCATTCTTTTCTAAGAATGATAGTACATATATTAATCAATATGATAAGTTCTCTTCACTTCTTGCTGATTTAAAGGCTCAAGTTGAAGAGGCGGACAAGTTAGTAGAAGGAGGGGAACATCAGATGGAAAAAGACAGTATGAATCCCGAAGTAAATGAACCCACTCCTGCGCAGGAATTTGTAGAACAAACTCCTGCTGTGGAACCTGAAGCTCCGGCTAATGTTCCTACGGAAGAACCAAAGGAACCAGAAGCCCCTATTGAACCTGAAGGAAATGATGCTGCGACTCATGAACCTGAAGGGGAAGAGCAAACTCCCGCGGGAGAACCAGCAGCTGATTTTGAAGCACAAATCGCTGAGCTACAGAATCAGATTACTGAATTAACCACTAATTATGAATCCGCTCAAGCCCGTATTGCTGAATTAGAAGCTCAGATTACATCCGCTACTGAGACTGAAAATGCTTTACGTGCTGAAATTACTACTTATGAAGCAGAGCGCAATCGTATTTTAGTAGAAAAGAAAAATGCTATCATCGAAAAATATGCCGCTCATATTAACGATGAAGAACAGATCGCACCAATCCGTGAACAAATGAATAATTTCACTTGTGAAGAGTTGGAAAGTAAGTTAGCAATTTGTTTTGCTAATAAACAAATGGCTGGCAGTGCAGAGGAAGTAGTTCCACTACCAGATCCCGTTGTTGATCAATTCGCGCTACTTATGGATAAGTATCGCAAAAATTAAGGAGGAATAAGTTATGAAGAGATTTCCTATTACTAACGTCGTAGGCGACTTAGTTGAGAAATATCGCAATCCTGACGAAAAACTCTATGCTAGTCTAGAACTAAATCAAGTAGCGTTTCCTAAGACCGGTATGGTAATTTCCCAGACTCCTCTCGGAGCTGCTTTTACTCGTCAGAATCCTTGCGAGAACGGTATGTGGCTAGTTGGTGATAAATCCGCTGGAGCTCTAAATGCACCTGCTGCTGCTACTGATAGCCCAATTGGTATTGTTTATACCACAGAAAAAGAATATGACCGTGAGCATTATGGTCTACAGCGCTTTGGCCGCAAGGTCGCTGGGGATTATCCTCGTGTTGGCCTATTCGGACTAGGCGATACTGTAACTACCAATTGCTTACAGTATGATGAAAATGAATTTGAGGATGAAGAGGGCGCCGCAGAACACTCTGCACTATTCGCCGCTCTAGAAAAAGATCTAAGCGTTGCTGCTAATGCTCTATATGTAAAGGCAGTAGCTGGTTCTCCAGTTCCTCAGATTACTGCTACCAAGCCCAGTGCTGGCACTTATGCTAAAGTTGTAAAATACTACACTGTACCTAACGGCGGAAAAGGCGTTAAGTATCAGATCGTAAGTCTATAATGGAGGTGCGAACTATGAATAAGAATTTACAGATTCTAATGAACGGCGTGTTCGGACGGAAAGTTCCTGCTGAGTTCGCTGCCGAAAATTACGATTATGAAGCCGCTCTTAGGGATGAACTCGCTAAGTTAATGACTAAGGATGGCAAGCATTTTAATCGTCACGTATTTAACCGTAATAAGGAAGAAATTTTTGAGCTTCTAGAACAGAATCTAGAAGAAGTATTACCTCAGTCTGTTAAGGGCGCTCTTGATATGTTTGTTGAGACCATTTATGTTGGTCAAGGACAGCGCCTAGAGTTCCGTGTAACTCGTGGTAAACAGCGTGGTAAGCAGTTCGTTACTCGCGCGACCGAGTCTGGTAATTATGAAACCTTCCGTCTTGATAGGGATCGTTTTGATGTCTATCCACAGGCGATTGGTGGAGCCGGCTATGTCGACTTCGAGCGCTATCTAGATGGTCTAGAAAGCATGACAGATATTTATCAGGTAATTCAGGAAGGTATTGTCGATCGTCTATTTGAATTAGTTCAGGAGACCTTACTACAGTCCTGGAATGCTGCTGGACGTCCTGCAAAGAATAAGTATGCTGGTAATAACTTCGATCCAATTGCTATGACCAAGCTTTGCAATACAGTTGCTGCTTATGGTACTCCAATTATTTATTGCACGGCTGAGTTCGCGGCTGAAATGGTTAATGCTATTATTTATAATTCTACTACGAAGATTTCTGATGTAGATATGCAGGAAGTTCGTGATCGTGGTTATGTTGGCAAGTTCCATGGAGTGCCAGTAATTATTATGCCTCAGTCTTTCACTGATGAAACTAATAGCAAGCTAGTTATGAATCCTTCTTTCGCTTATGTACTACCTGCTGGTAAGGAAAAGCTAATCAAGCTAGGATTTGAAGGTAGCCCCTATTTCCGTGAGTGGGATGACCATGAAGGCGATAATTCCTTCGTACTACAGGGCTATGTCAAGGTTGGTATTGGTATGTTTACCACTCCTAACTATTGGGGAATTTATTACAATAGCGCACTAGATGATGGAAGCGGTTGGGAGAATTATAATCAGTCTCTCGTACCAAATCTTTCTAATGGAAAAGCTAATCAGTAATTAATATAAAAAAGTAGGGTGGGTGAAAGCTCACCCACCCTATTTTCTTTTGGAGATAAAAGGAGGAATATGATATGAGTAATATTACTATTAAAAATGTGAGTACTGCTACGATTATTTTGACAGTACCAGAACTTAGAATGAGAAAAGAGTTAATTCCCGGACGTGTTGTAGGCGTGTCTGAAGAAGAATATCGGGAATTAAATTATGATGTTGGATTTACCTCTCTTGTTAAGGGCCATTATATTAAGGTTAGTGGCGTAGACGAGGAAACCGCAGAAGAAGCTATCTCTCAAGAGAATGTATTCTCTAAAGATGATATAGGAAAAATGTTTGATACTAATGATATTACTTCCTTTGCGAAGTTTATTCCTACCGCTACTGCGGCTGAAAAAGAAGCCGTGGTTAATCTGGCAGTATCTAAAGGAGTTACTTCTCCAGGATTTGTCGCACTTATTAAAAAGTATTGCGATGTAGATATTATTAGTGCAATAAATATTGCCCACTAGGCAGAAGAGAAGTGATAAAATATGGCGACACCCTTCTTAAAAGTATATGATGCTTTTTTAGCACGAATTACCGCGGACGATTGGACGCTAGAAGAAGAGTTGGCTATAGTCGAACGAGACTGGTAGGCATTATTACAAATGGCGTTAGCTCGTTTTAAATATCCGCGGGTTAGTTTAGAATTTGAAGCAATAGAAGGCGAAGAAGGACAACCGGTACAATTTTAGTTTGTTGATGATTTATCAAATGATGAAATTCAATTACTTGCATTAATGATGAAACATGAATGGATTAAAAGATGTATTGCTAGTTGGGAAGAAATTCGTTATCTATATGCTGATAAAGATTTCTCCCAAGCAAACCATTTAGAGAAATTACTGAAGCTTGAAGCCGCAGTAAAATTAGAAGTAGAGGATGCTAAAGATGACTATGATAGATCGCGTGGAAAGAGTCCCGCCGCAATCTTCGGAAAGTTAGCTGGAAAGCGACATACTAGCTAAAGCTACTTTTGATGGATATAAAAATAAATTAAAAGGGCGTTTATATGGTTTGCTTTGTGAAAAAGAAAAAAATGGCGAATGGGAAAAGTTTTTAGATGCTATTATGCTTGAACTTATAGGTTTGGGCGCGAACTCTATTAATTGGTGGCCGCTAATTGGAAAGCTTAAAATGCTTAAATATCTTTCTTATGAATATTTTAGAAAGACAATATTTGAATGCATGAATTTAGTTAGCGGTCTAGATATGCCAGATGAGTTATCTTGACGTATACTTTTCCCGCGTCAATCATTTGGGAGAAACGACTTCAGAACATATTCGCAATCAAGGAATCCGTTCTTTTGAGCGATGGCTTAATGAATCTCCTCATACTGTTACAGATTTATCTGTGGAGCGAGGAATATATTTTAGTGGCATTCTTTTAACGCATCATGATAAAGAAATGCAAAAACTTTTAAAGTTAAATGTTGCTCTTGATATTCCTTTAAGAGTGGGAGATATTATGTCATGGAAACAAGACGATGGTTCTGTTGAAAAATGGCTTTTATTATCAGAATAGAAAAAAGTAAACGGAAATCATCGTACTTTTGAAATTGTTAGATGTAATTACGTTCTTAAATGGATTGATAATAACGGACATATACAATCAACTTAGAGTTACGTAGTAAGTTCGGTTGATACAATGATAAAAGGAAATTTTCGTACTTGGCATAATTTAATTACTCCTCAGCCCAATAAATACGCAGAAATTATTATTCCGCGGCGCGAAATTGATCGCGGTACTAATTTTATTATTGAAGATGAGGGTTGGAAGTTAGTAGAATATGATTATACAAGCGTTCCAGGAGTTATGTATTTATCATTAACGGAAAGTAAAATTAATCTTATTTATGATGACTTAGATATAGATTTAGCCGATACAGACAAATTAGCTTAGTATCAATTAGCTATACCTGATAAAACATAGATTTTCTCAGTTGGAGAAATTATCAATCCAATTTATACACTCATAAAAAATGGTAAGCCTTATAATGCAGAAATAGTTTGGACTTCTTTAGATAAATCTATTGTAAAAAATACTCCGGAAGGATTATTAGCGGTAGGCTCTGGAGAGGTTGAATTAGTGGCTACATTAAAGGATTATCCTGAGATTAAAAAAACAATTAAGATAGTTATTGGCGCAGAAGAGCAAGAATTTGGCGCATATATTGAAGGAAGCGATTCAATTAAGTTAGATAGATATAGTACATATAAACTAGTTGGTACTAATGAAATTAGTCAAGTAGAATATGTATTAGAACCAACAGAGTTAGCTTCTATTAGCGCGGCTGAAAATAATACTTGCGTTATTCATGCTAATAATAAAAATAAATTAGGACAAATTACTTTAGTTGCAACTTATAATAATAAGGAATATACTAAAGTAATTAAAATAGTCCCATTATGGTGAGGTGAAATAAGATGACACAAGAACCCTCACAGCGTAGATTTGCCGTAATGGGCGAAAATGTGTTTAATATTGCTAATAAGTTAATGACAAATTAGCGGCTTTGCCGCCTTCTAAAATATCAAGTGAGAGACCCTTTTGATCCGAATAAGTATCCAGATGTAGATGGAGTAGATTTGCTTAATAAGCAAATTCTTATTATTCCAAAAATCTTTGATGAATCTACAGAGAAAATGTCATATATAACCGCAATTTTTACTGGGTTTACTACCAATATTATTAATCCTGATTTTAAAACCACTACTGTGCGTTTTGATATTGCCTGTCCTTATGAAGAATGGGTTTTGGATGAAGCATCGTTACGTCCATATCTTATTATGCAAGAAGTGGATTAGATGTTTAATCAAGCAAAAATGGCTGGTATTGGTACGTTATAGTTTGTGCGCGCGGACGCATTAACATTATCTCCTTGGATTGGCGGTTATTCTATGCTATATTCTATTAATGAATTTAACTGATAGCGAAGTATTAAAATTTCAAAAAGGTTCTCCTGTATTTTTAGATGATATTTGTGCGGTATACCCTGCTACTTTAGGTGAAATTGTAGATGAAGGATATGATAATTTTTAGCAATATTTAAGTGTGATTACTGCGACAAAGCCTACTACAAAACATGATTAGGATGAAGAATTATCAAAATTAATGGAGACTTTAACTGATTTTTAGTACATCTTAATGATGGCAACCATTGATCCGACAATTCATAATTCATTAAAAAAGGCTTTTAGATTTTTTATTCATGAAGAAGTAATTTTTATGCTAGACCCCGCACAAATTATCATAGGTGCGGCGGAAGAAAAACACATTTTAACAGAAGAGAAGTTCTACGATTTATAGCGTATTTTACGAAGAATGTATTTTTTAGAAGTGGAAGGAGAAGAAATTATTATTTATCAAGATGATTCTCCCGCTGTTAAAAAATTAAAATTAAAAATGCGCGAAAACCGTGAAAAGGTACGTAGAGCTAAAGCTAAATAGGATGGTGAAAAATCAGATATTAAACTGTCTGATTTAATTGGAAGTATCACCATTAATAATTGTGGCCTAAATATGATAAATATTTGGGATATCACCTATTATGCTTTTCATGACTAGCTAAAGCGGATGGGCTGGCGTGATTAGTTTAATATAAATAATAGGGCTGCACTCGCAGGTGCAAAACTAAAAAAATCATAGTTGAAATATTGGATACGTTCAATAGCCAACTCTGACAAATCATGATTTCATAGGAGGTAACTTTTATGGCTAATAATGTTAATATTTTTGATAAGTATGGCATTAAGGAAGTTGCTAACGTATACTTTGAAGCTCTAGATGATGATCCTGCTGCTGGCGTATATGCTGGTGACATCGTACTCTTCCTTGATACTCTAAAAGTTTCCACCATTGAAACCACTGCTGAGAATACCGCTGCGCAGGGCGGTTGGGGCAATCCTAAACTCGTACAGTGGGACTATGGTAAGGAAATTAATATTACTCTAGAAGATGCCTTAATGTCCCTAGAATCTCTTCGTTTCATGCTTGGTGGCGCTATTAAGCGTCCTGCCGCCAACACTCCAGTTGTTATTCGTCATACTGAGGAAGTTGTTTGCGGCCTAAATGGTGTTGTACCAAAGCCCAAGGACCATTTAACTAACGTTGAATTAACTCCTACGGCTACTTTTGGTCATCCAATTCGTCTAATCAACCTTACGACTGGTGCTCGTACTCAGTTAGTTGTTTCTAGCGCTGCTGGTGCTGCTATCTCTATTGATGGAACCAAGGCGATTAACTTCATTAATCCTGCAATGATTGGTACTGAAACTGATACTTCTGGTGCGGAACCTGTAACAACCAACAAGAGCGTTGCTACCGCTCAGGGCGATCACATTCGTATTTTCTGGGAAGAAGTTGTAACTGGTGCTTCCGGTGAAACTGAATCTGCGGTTGAAGTTACTATTAGCCCAGATACATTCCCTGGAACCTATCGTGTAGTCGGCGATACCTTCATGCGTTCTGAGAAGACTGGTAAGGATGAACCCTTCCAGTTCATTATCAATAAGGCTAAGGTACAGAGCAATGTTACTATTACTCTACAGGCTGAAGGCGATCCTTCCACATTTGAAATGACTCTAAACGTTCTACGTTCTACGAACGATCAGGGCGAAAATGAAATGATGAAGCTAGTTCGTTATCAGGTAGAAGAAAATTCTAGTACTGGTAATGGTAATGACTATGGCTCCATTGGAACTGGTTCTGCCGGTTAATTAAGTTTTTAAATAGGCTAGGGATAGTATATCCCTAGCCTATTTCTTTTAAAAAGGTGGTGAGCAATGTTGCTTGACCAATATTTTGGCCATAAAGAATTATATGAAGTAGTTCTCAAGGCAAAAACTAATATGCAATTTGGTTCTCGTATAATAGAAGAAGGAGAGCCGGTATTATATTTTGAAAATGTTAATATGTCTATATTATCTGAAACGAATAGTCCTGTATTCGCGCGCGGTGGATGGGCCAATATGCCACGAGTAATTTGGGACAATCGTTCAGAGGTTGAGTTTCAAATGATTGAAGGCGTTATGTCTTCAATTGGTATGGGAATACTATTAGGTTCTAATGTTGGAATTAATGGACATGATAATCCTATTGAAGTACATAAAAAAGAAGGACCATTTGAACTCACAGAATTAACAATTGATGGGAAAGTGGAACGTGGTTTTTATATTTCTCATTTACCAATTCCATTTCCTAGACGAAAAACCTTTATTTTAGAATATACACGAAAAGCGGTATAGTCAAAATATTATGGTAAAATTATTGAACGATAGGCATTATCAAAACTTTATTTTGTTAGTGTTTATCAAGACAAAGATTTGACAATTCCTGCGGACATGAATAAGCAGTTTGTAGTAGATTATTACTATGAGTATGGGGAAGAAGCGCTTACATATAATGTTTAGAAAGAGCGCTTTAATGGATTATTCACTTTAGAAGGAAAATTTTATTCTAAGGATGAAAATAAGGGCTAGAATTATACTAATTTAATTTATATGCCAAAGGTAAGAGTTGTAAGTGATATTAACTTACGCTTAGGAGAAAGGGCTGACCCAACAGTGTCCACATTTAATATAATAGGATTACCAGAAAAGAGTGGTAATATATAGAATTTAATTTTAGAAATAACTCGTCTTGGACAGGATATAGATGGGGAATTATAAGCCGCTTCCTAAATGCGTAGGAAGCGGCTCTTTTTTTATTTGGTGCAAAAGGAGTTGAGGATATATGCCGCATTCGACTATGAAATTTCCAGCGACTATAGAGATTACTAATATATAGTCTGTTTTGGAGAATTTAAGAAAAGAATTAAGTCATTTAGAAGTTGGAACGAAAGGATTCAGGAACTTAGAAAGCATTATTAATAGAATGCAATCTGAAGTTGATAAATTATACAGTTAGGGAAATAAACCATTATTATCAGAAAAACAATTTACACAAGCAGAAAGTTCAATGGCTAAAATTGAACAGGAAATGAGTAAATTAGAGCATGCGGCAGGACGCATTACTTTTTCTGATTTAAAATTAGATGCTGGACAGTAGAAACAATTAAAGGCTTTTCAAGATTAGATTAACGCTTTAAAACAAAGTAAAAAATCTATTAATGAGACTTTAAAACAAGGTTTCTTGGCTTCTGATGCTGGAAAATCTTGGGCTAATTTTGATTCTGGAAAAGAAGCAATTACACAAACTTTTTCTGAAATTACAAAAAGAATTCAACAAGAAGTCAATAAACAAACAGAACTAGTTGCAAAAGCTCAATAGACTTATGACAGCTATTTAAAAAAATAGACCACAAGTGAAGTTTTTACTAAGGCATTAGGTTCTAATGACCCATTATAGACTTTAATGGGCAAGCAATAGTTTGAGCAATTTTTTAATCAAAATAAAAATGGAGTATTATCTTTTAAAAATGGTCAAAAACCTATATTTGAAGATTGGTTAAGAAATAATTTTGATATAGATGAAGCTACTATACAAAGTATTATGTCGCTTAGTGCGAATAAACTACAAGCTGCTTTTAAAAATTCTACTGAGGAAATGCATAATGTATTATAGAATGTTGCAAATAAAAAAGTAGATATAACTGGTAGCAAGGCAGCGCTAGAAAATGCAAAACAGTCTTTAGAGGAAGTAAATGCAATATAGCAAAGCGCCACTCAGATACAAAGTAATTCTGCGGGTGCATTTTAGAATCTAGGAGAACAAATTACTTTATCAACAGCGCAACTTGATTTATTTAAATAGAAATGTGTTGAAGCGGCTCAAGCCCAATTACGAGTTGGCGATCATTCAAAGACAGTAGGACAAAATCTAAATAGTTTAAGCAATTAGATAGCTCAAGTTAATAGTCAATTTTTACAAGAACAGCGTACACTAAATAATTTTAATGCTATTAAAATGGCTATTACTAATTTTATGGGTTTCAATTAGGTTTTAAACTTAACCAGAACCGCAGTTAGAAATGCATTAAATCATATTCGTGAATTAGATAGTGTTATGAATAAAATCGCTATTGTTACTGATATGAACACTAGCGATTTATGGGCGTAGATTCCTGCCTATACAAAAATGGCATAGACATATGGTGCATCTATTAAAGGCGCATATGAAGTTTCATAGATTTACTATCAGCAAGGTTTATAGACTAATGATGTTTTAATCTTAACTAATGAGACATTAAAATTAGCTAAGATTTCTGGTCTAGATTATGGTAAAACTACAGACTATATGACGACTGCATTGCGTGGTTTTAAGATGGAAATGTCTGAAGCCTCTACGGTTGTTGATGTATATAGCAACCTTGCCGCACATACTGCTGTGTCTCAGGAAGAACTTGCTGTTGCAATGAGTAAAACTGCATCTTCTATGGAGGGCGTAGGCGCTTCATTTGAAGAAACCTCTGCAATGATTAGTACCATGGTTGCTGTTACTCGTGAATCTGCAACTAACATTGGTTCTGCAATGAAATCTATTGCTAGCCGTTATGGTGAATTAACGAAAGACCCAACGAAGTTAGTAGATGAAGAAGGCGAAGCAATGGCCTTTAACAAGGTTGATGCCGCTTTACAATCTGTCGGCATTTCTATGCGTACAGTTGATGGACAGTTCCGTGATTTCACTGATGTTATTGTTGAATTAGGTGAAAAATGGAGTCAATTAGATAGTACACAGCAACGTTATATTGCAACCCAATTTGCTGGTAACCGTCAACAGTCTCGTTTCTTAGCATTGGTTAGTAATATTGATTTATTAAAATCTAATTTAAATTATGCAGAAAATGCAGAAGATACAGGTACATTACAGGCTCTAAAGGCATTAGATTCTATTGAAGCGAAAACTGAACAAGTCCGTGTTGCATATCAACAAATGTATACTGATATTGGTATAGAGAGTGCTTGGAAAGGTTTACTTGATGGAGCAAAAAATGTTGTTAATACCTTAAATAGTTTGCCTAAAATATTTGGGAAGATTCCAATTGGCGCAATTGCTATGATTGGTGATTTTATTACCATTATTAAGGCTGGTATGTTTAAAGCTTTTGAGGGCATGTCTAAAATATGGGAACAGGCGCGCGAAGCGGCCCAACAATCTGGTAAAGAGACGGGCGAAGGCTTTGCTAAAAGTGCGGCTTAGGGTGTCGAGAAAAGTGCGGATTTATTAAAACAAGCAGGTAATGACATTAATAAGCAAATTGCTGAGGGCTAGAAACAAGGGCAAAGTGATGCCACTCGTGCTAATGTAAATGAACCTACACCTACTAAACCACCAGAAACAGCAAAGCCTGCAATAGATAATGCTGAAAAAGCTGCCGCTGTTGGCGAAGCCGTATCTTAGGCTGCTAATAATGTTGCTAAAGCTTCTTAGGATGCGGCAAATGCTGTATAGGATACGGCAGATGCTGCATAGACTGCATAGGCTGCTGCTGAAGCCCGCGCAGATGCTAATAAAATAGCTGCTGAATAGGCAAAAGCAGAAGCTGATGCACTCAGTAATATAGATCCATAGGCATATGTAAGTATGTTAAATTTACAGTCTTTTATGGATAATCAAGGATATACTAAACAATTAACTACGAGTTTAGCGGGTTCATTAACTTCTGGTATGGATGTTAATAGTATGGGAAATGAAGCCGCTAATATTGTTGAACAATTAATGAATAATATCCCAGAAGTTAAAGCTGCAATGCAAGCTGCTGGTGAAAATACAGTACAAGGTTATATTGTTGGTATATTAAATGGTATTGGATAGGCGCAAAGTGCATCTGAACAAATTGGTGCTGCAGTTATTGCAGGTATTCGGTCTTCATTACAGATAGCCTCTCCTTCGCATATATTAATAGCACTATTATAGACTGGTGTTGGCGGTGCAGTTGTGAAAAGCCTCGCTGATGCTGGAGTACAAGCTGGCGAATCGGCGGAAGAAATTGGAACAAAGATAAAGACAGCTTTAGCTCATTCTTTAAATGATGGAAATATTACTATGGAAGCATTTTAGGAAAAGCTCTTAGATGGATTAGATGCTTTTTCTAAAGAATGGGCTGGAAAAAGTGAACAAGAACTACGGAGTGCTTTTGGTGATGAGACAGTAGATCAATTAAAAGTTGTTTCTGCCGTTAAACATAGTAATTATATTGGAAAACAAATAGATGATTTACTAGTATAGCAAAAAAATCCTGATCTTACCGATGAAGAATCTAGCGCTTTAGATGCAAAAATTCAAGCATTAAGAGCTAAGTAGTAGGAAATTAATTGGGAAACTGAGCCTGTGGGCGCGGCGGCAATCCGATAGGCAGCACGCTTTATGATACCCCGTTATACAGGACTTGAAACTAATACAAGTGATATGCGTATACGAGATATGACTGCATATCAAGAGATGTTGCCTCATGATAATAAAACAATTCCTATGTTAGCAAGATAGCTACATAATGAGGAAATATATACTTTACAATAGGGAAGTTCTACTGATATTTATGAGCTTCAATAGGCAGAATTATAGAGACGATTAGCGCAATTAAATCAAACAGATTTAGGAAAGGCTTATTAGGCAATTCCTACTGGTGCTAGTGAAAAACTTGAATTACATGCGGCTAATTACGCGGCTCTGACTAATCAAAAATTAGGCGCTGCTCGAAAGGAGTATGTAGGTTTTCCAAATACTCCGGAAAAGGCTCGTTTATAGCAACAAGCTACTTCTGATACTCCTGTTAATGAACGTGTAGCAGAATATTGGAATAAGGTTTTAGCAGATAGATAGAATACTACAGATCAATACAATGCTGCTGTTGAAAAAATTAAGGCTGAGGTAAATAAGAAATATCAACAGCCTTATAACGATGCACGTGCTCGAGAAGCGGAAGAAGCTAAGTAGCTTGCTGCAAAAGAAGCACAAAAACGCGCGGAAGAAGAAGCTGCAGCTAAGCGGCGCGCTGATGAAGAAGCAAGACAACGCGCAGCAAAAGAAGCTGAAGAAAAACGGATCGCTGAGGCCGCGGCCAAACAGTAGGCTGAGGAAGAAGCTAAAAAGCGTGCTGAAGAAGAAGCTAAAAAACAAGCAGCGGCAGAAGCAGAAAAACGTAATAGGGAAGCTGCAGAGACTAAGAAGCTCGAAGAAGCTAATAAAAATGAAGTCACTCCAACATCAACTTCATCTGAGATTGATAATAATAAAAAAGAAACTGCAAGTATTGAAGAAAAAATTGCGGCTTTAAAAGAATTAAAAGCTGCAAGAGAAGCTTTAGCAAAGGCTCGAGAGTCCTCTGATGCTAATGCTTTTGCACAAGCTAATGAGGCACGGAAAGCTGCGGCAAATAAGGTTGAATCTTATGGTTTTAATCGTAGTATAAACACTGCTACTATAAATAAAACTATCAAAGAGTTAGAATCGCAAAAAGCAGAGTAGGCAAACCTCGTATCTAATAAAGAAAAATTAGTTGATAATGCACCGGATAATTCAGGCGTTACAGAAAAGGAACAAGCTGAAGCTAGTGCTCGTAGGGATAATGCCGCGGCTGCTACAGAGGAAAATGAAGCGATAAAAGGTGCTAATCAGGCTAAAGCTGATTCAACAAGTGATAATAGTACTGAAACTCAATCATATAACACATAGATTGAAGCTTTACAACAACTATTAGAGTTAAAGAAACAAATTGCTGCGACGAATGCAGAAAATAAAGATGCTTCTGCATTACAAAGCTAGTTTGATGCTCAATTAGCTGCATATTAGAAAGAATATAGTAGTAGAGCTAAGTTTGCAACTGAAACTAGTATTAATCGAGAGATTAATAGGTTAAGTAAAAAAGAACAAGATTAGGTAGTTTCTTAGACAGCTAGACAGCAAGAATTAGATAAGCGTTACCCAGCTTCAAAGAATAGCCCTACAAATGGTAAGAATTTATACTTCGATCAAAATGGAAAGACCACTGATCAAGAACCTAAAATTGGAGTAGGAGCTGAATTAAATCCATCGAATACTGGCACGACAGCTGGAGAACAAATAGTTAAATAGGCTCAAGAAGCAGCAGATAAATCTCCAGTAGATGTTCACTCAGCTACAGGCGGAAATGAAAAACCATCTAATAATTCTCCAGCCGCGAGCGCGGGTGGAAATGGAAATCCACCACCAGGTTCTGAACTAACTCAAACAATGTCAGCGGTGCGCCCGCCAAGCATGGGAGCATCAGGTGACCTTGTATTTAATTAGTCAACTGGTAATCCTGTTACTGTTGACGAACTTAATAAAATTTTAACTGCATTAGTAGCAACAGGACAAATGGCAGAAGAAACTAAGGCAAAATTATTAGAATTATTTCAGACTAAACCTTCCGAAGATTTTGTTTTAGCTTATGGCGCTGCTACCTATACTCCAACTGCTATTGCAGATGCAAACAGGCCGATGGAATATTCAGACACTCATAATGAAAATGCTGAACCAGTATCTAATAATAATTATGATTATTATGAAGAATTATAGAGACAGCAAGAATTAAATGAGTTTGAACTTTCTAGAAGACAAGCTGCAGCGGATGTTGAAGCTGCGTCTGTTGCTGCAAGATAGCAATCTACTTAGGTATCTGAACATGCTGCTAATTCTGAAAAAATATTTACAGATAGAGTAGAAGAGGGAACCGATGCTTTAAATAAACAAGCCGATGCTGCAAATAAAAATGGTGGCGCTGTTGCTTCTATGGGCAATTTTATGACAAAACATAGTAAAGGAATGTCACAATTTGGCGCTGCATTAGGTATGCTTTCTGGTCTTTTCGATAAATCTAGTCAATCTGGACAAGTATTTGCAGGCTCGGTAAGTGCTATTGGCGGCGCAATGCGCGTGTTGCCAGTTATTTCTCAAGCTGTATAGCATGGTCTTAACGGTTTACCTTGGATGCAAGTTGCTATGGGTATTATGGCCATTATTAATGGTATTTCAATGGCAGTTGAAACTAGTGAAGAACGGCTTGAGCGTCTTACTAAAGAAGCTGAAGAGTTAGGTAATAAAGCTAAAGAAGTTAAAGCTAATTTTAAAACTTTAGAAACCGGAAAAAAATAGTTAGAAGAATTAGAGAAAAAACGTTACGATAGTGCTGAATCAGCAGAAGAATATTAGAAAGCGGTTGATGATTTAACAGGTAAGTTTCCTGCATTGATTTCTGGTTTTGATGAAGCAGGAAATGTTATTATTGAAACTGGTAATATGGAATCTGTTTTAGCCTAGGCACGTAGAGAGACAGCAAAGGCTACGTATGATGCAGCTATGGCAGAAAAAAAGAGAGCAGAAGATGAAGCTAAATAGAATATTCAAACAAATTTAAAGAATATTAAACTATTAAATAGTGACTTAAAAGAAAACTTTAAAACGGATAAAGGAAGAGCTGTTAGTGGTGTAACCGAAAAAACCATGAGAGGTCTAAGTGAAACTAGCGGTTTTAGAAAAGTAATAGAAACTGGTTTGTATGGAAATGTTCCTGATGTTGCTGCTGAAATGTGGAACAGCCTTCAAGGTGCAGATCCTGAGTTTTTAGCTACATATTTTGGAGAAGGAGCTAGTAACATTTAGAAATTAATAACAGAAGCATATGATCAGATTGAAGGCTATGCCAGTTCTTCAGCGGCTTAGTAGTTAAATCTCTTAATGCCATATCTTCAAAAGAAACAGAATCGTACTCAAGAAGAAGACGATTTATTAACTATTTTAGCTTCTCGTCAAGAAGCAATTGACACGATAGAAGATATAAGTTTAGATCAAATTAATGGAATTACTGATTAGATAAAAACTGCTATAGATACAGGTAATTATTCAGAAGCATATGAGTACTATACGCAATTAAAAGATTATACTAATCTATTATCTAATATGTCAGACGCATATCAATTATCTATGACAGACGAAATTGCTAAATTAGATGAGTCTATGTCTAAATTAGAGAGTTTGGCTTTAATAGATAAAAATGCTTCCAATAGTTTACTTACTAGTTATATTGCATATAATAATCAAACTGCTGATTTTATTAAAGATAATTCTACACTAGCTAATAAGATTGCATAGCATTTTACAGATATCTGGCATAATGATGAAAAGTGGAAAAATAAAACTTGGGATAATTTTAAACAAGGTAATGCTAGTGATATTAATAATGCAGTTTTGGCCGCAGAAACGTTTTGGGATAATTTAAGCTTAGAAAATGAAGAGCGTATAAAACGTTTCCAGACAATGATTAATGATTCAGAATCGTATCGTTGGTCTGATATACAAGCTGAGTTTGGCACAATTGCTGGATTTGATGAAATTGCCGTAATTTTATAGGAGTCATTTGAGAAATAGATTGAAACTGTTTAGGAGAATATTAAGAATAAATATGAACAATTAATAAAGGAAGATAAACAAGATTTAGAATATAAAGATGGAATGACTCAACGTGATTGGTGGAAAAATTAGGCATCAAATGCAAAAACTTTTCAAGAATAGAAACTTTATACTGATGTATTAAATAATTATTAGTCGCTAGTAGATTCTGGATTCGAATCATCTGCTAAGGATTTTATGTATGCTGGAGTTTAGTTTGCAAATGCATTTACAACATTAACTGGTGAATCACGTGAATTAATGTCTAAATATTTAAAAGAATATGATATAACTTCGCGTGCAGGTTTATCTGATTTGCTTGCTAAAATATCTAGTGATAATAATACTGATAATGATGACATGATTCCATATATTGAAGCAATGATTCAATCATGGCGAGAAAATATTTCATTAAGTTTATAGACTATGATTGAAAACTTTACTTCTAACTGGTCTGACTAGAGTAAAACTTTAAAAAGTTTAACTTCTGGTATGGGAATCGAAGATGTTTAGAAAGTACTTACACAGGCACAAGAAATAGGGTATGAAGACATATCTTTTGAAAATTTTGTAACTGATGGTGATAAATTAGTATTAGCACAAGAAAAAGCATAGGACTATTGGCAAAAATATTTTGAATATCAAAGTGGTAAAATTGGAGAATTAACTGAACTATTTAATAGTGCTAGTGAACGTTATGGCCTAAGTTTAGATGATAATGGTAAAGCAATAATGTCTAAAGCCCTAAGATCACAATTTGATGAAAATGCAGTTAAATAGTTAGAAGATCTTGGTGTTGATTATAAAAAATATTTAACATATGATGAAAATGATAAATCCTGGAAATATAGTGGAAATGTACTAGAAAGTAAAGCAGGTTTAAAACAAGCAATATTAGAAGCATATGAAAAAACTGGTAAATTAATTCCAGAGTTTAATGCTTATATTGAATGGGCTAAAAATGAATTTGAACGTGCTGCTCAATGGGATGAAGGAGATTATTCTTCTTTAATTAATAAAGAAAAAGGACTTGCAGATGCTAATAGTGTTTATGCAGAATTAGAGCGGCTTGCCGCCGGTGGGGAAATGCAAGACTGGCAAAAAGCATTACCCAATTGGAAAAACGCAGTTAATAATATACAAAAAGCTTCAGATCAATTAGTAAGTGATATTCTTAGCAAAGGAATAGATAATATAGATATTAGTGATTATAAAGGTTTAGCTGATATTGATTTAAGTGGCTCGTTGGTTGATGTAGTTGAACGATATGCTAATCAAGCCGGAAAAACTATTGACGAAGTTAATGACCTCATTATGCAGGCGGTCGAAAAATAGACTGAACGTTTTTCTTCTAGCGTACTAAAAGATTTAGATTTCTTAGATAATAATACAGTACAAACCTCATTAAGTGGTCTAACTGCATTGGCAAAAGTCTTTGATGTTAAGAACTTTGATCAAATGATAGCACGATATTATGATGCTACTACAGAAAAGGCAACATTCTCAATACAAGACCTTTTAGCTAATTTTGATATTGATTTAACTTCAGTTAATAATTTTACAGAAACATTACAAGATTCAGTAGATGAAACATTTAATAGTGTTATCAGTCTAATTAAGAATGGTATTTCTGGCAACTTAAAGTTTAGTGATATTGGTAAACTACAGACTGCTCTTGAACAAGAAGGATTCACTGGAGAGTTAGTATATGAGCAAACTGAAGATGGATATCAATTAACTTAGAAAACATTGGATAGTTTATATAAGCATTTAAAGGAAGCTGGTTCTTTAGCTGCACAAACAATACTAACTCAAATTAATGATAATTATTTTAAAGAAATTGAAGAATATACAAAGAAAACTTCGTCTGAAGCATTAAAGGATTTAGATTTTATTGATTCAAATACTGCAACTACTTCTTTAAGTGGATTGAAGGAACTTGCTAATACTTTTGGAATTAAGTTTGAAGATCTAGTTAATAACTACTATAATTGGACAACTCAATAGGCCACGATATCTTTAGATAAGTTGGCAGATGAGCAAAAGATTGATTTAACTAAGGTACAAGGTTTTAAAGATGCCTTACAAGAATCTTTGGATGAAACTTTCTCTAATATTACCAATATGATTAAGAGCGGTCTTGCTGGTAATATGAAGTTTAGTGATACTAAAGAATTATAGAAGCTGTGGGCTGGTATCCGACCAGATGGCGATAAGTCTACTCTTACCTTCAATCGTACAAAAGATGGATATGAATTGGCGGCAGATTCAGCAGGATTACTTTATGATAGACTTAAAGATATAGATTCTATTTCTGCTAGTCTTGTATTAGATGAATTTAATACTAGCCTAGATAGTGCTGTAAGCTTAACCGCACAAGAAGCTGACTTATTAAAAAAGATGGCTTCAGCTGGCGGACTATCTGAAGACGATTTCAATTTTGTTCGTTCTTTTAATGGCAACACTGATTTCTTTAAGCGTCCAATTCTAAAGGATGAAATGGGTAATATAAAGACTTATTGGAGTGAAACTATGTCTTCTGGTCAAGAAGATGCTATTCCATGGGTTATGAATATTACTCCAATTATGCCGGATGGTAAAGAATTAACTGAGGCTGAAGTAAACGCATATGTTGACCAATTATTTACTGAGGCTAATGGTGATTTAGCTAAAGTCCTTGAGCTAGATAAAAATGACCGTAAACTAATAATTGATTTACAAGATGCAACCAATAAAGATTAGCAAGGACTTATTAAACAAATGGAAAGTGATGCTGCCCGACTATCTCGAGTTAGTGGGCAATATCATGGAGTACTTGCTGGTCGTGATAGTCCTAACAAGGCTCGTATTGAGCAATATCAAAAAGAGCTTGATTTAAATCGTGAGATACAAAGAATACGTGCTACCACCGAATCTGATGACTTTAAATTCATGGATAAAGCTATTCCAAGTGGTCAAAATAATCCATTAAATTATTTTGAAAACTGGAGTAAAGCATTAAAAGCTTTCCAAGAAAGCTTTGATTTAAAAGGCCCAGATAAGGGTACAATTGGCTATCAAGACTTCTACAATGTAATTACTGAAATGGGTAATCTTGCTCAAACAACCGGAAAGGCTATTCCATTTGGTAATACAGTATTAAAGAATGCCCAAGATGCTTCTGATTTAATTACTCGTGCGGCTGAAGCTCTGACCATTACTTCCGATGGTTCCATTAAAGTAGATTTAAGTCAATTTGGACTTGACTTTGTTGGCGGAGCCAAGGAAATGGGTAAGAATGTTGAAGCTGGTATTGACGCTTTGGCCGATTCACAAATTGATATGTTAGATAGTATGATCTAGCTGTTAGAAACCATTGTTGCAATGGAAGAGTTAGGAAAGATTGACACTCAAGGCAATGGTATTGATTTTGGGGAATTATTTGATGAAAATCCCATTATGAAAGACGGTCAAAAATGGTATCAATGGACTCAAGGCGCCCGAGATGCTGCGGACAAGATTCTAGGCATGGCGGAAAACAATGAGGACTTAGCTAAAGGTTTAGAATCTGTAATAGTTAATGGCACTACGATTGGTGAGATGCTTAAAAAAGCCAAGAAAGGTATGGAAGTTAATGAGGCTGATGCTAATGCTTACCATGCAACTTTAGCTGCATTCTACAAGGCTATGCAATCTGGCGATTGGGATTTAGATAGCATCTATAATTCAATTAAAGAAATATTAGCTGGAACTGGTTTTGAAGGAGAAATTAAAGTAGGAGATATGATTCTTACTTATAAGTAGGGCGTAGTTCTTGAACGCGATAAAGAAGGCAATTATACTGTCGATGGTTATAAAACCAAAGACGAAGATGCTGCTATTCGCGCGATGAAGACTTCTCATATTGCTTCTTTACAAACCGCGGCGGATAAGATTGGTCATGATGATAAAGGAAATGCTATTTATACTATTGGCGATCTAACAGTCACTACGAATTATGATGTAAAAACTAAAACTTTTACAGCAACATTTGATGATGGTTCTGTATCTAGTACTTCTGCAGAAGGATTAAACTTAGCAATTGACACGTATTTAAAAGCTCAGAATAGGGTGCTAGGTAAAACTGATACTAATAATATCGCAGATTCTGGAAAAGTAATCGAGTTTACTGTCTAGCGTCAAGGTCATGCTACAATTGAAGTTTAGATAGATACAGAAACCAAAATTGCGACTGGTAATATTAAAGAAGGGACTGACAATTGGTTTTAGGATACTGTGGAAGCTACTACACTTGCTGGTAATGCATAGGAAGTATACACAGTTCATACAAAAGTAGCAACTGAACCTGATGAGAATGAAACAAATAAAGCTTTAGATGATAATAAAGAAAAAGCTGATAAGGGCGTAACTCAAGATATCAAGAAAGGAAAGAATGAAACTGGTGACGCATTAGCAGAAAACGAAGCAATAGCGGCACTAGGAGTTATATAGCCGATTAATGCTGGTATTAATGCTGTACGAACTATTATTGATGAGAATGTTAAGTATGCAAAAGACAATGCAGCGACTCAAACGATAAAAGTTAATACTGTTTCTGATACCGAAACGACTACTCCTAAACCTAATTAGACCACTTCTACTTCTGGTAGAAAGATGGCAACCGGTAATCTTGGTTTAACCAAAGCAAAAGGTACTTCAACCTTAATGGGTGAACTTGGTCCTGAACTTGTAGTTTCTAATGGTCGCTATTTTGTTGCAGGACAAAATGGTGCAGAGTTTGTAGACCTTGAAGAAGATGCAATCGTATTCAATCATCTACAAACAAAACAACTACTACAAAATGGTATGTCTCCTTCTCGCGGTAAAGCCGTTACAAACGAGCGTAATGCAATTGCATTTGCGGCTGGTAATATGGGCGGCGGACCCGCGCAGGCATCAGCATCTTAGGCGTTAGCCGCATTAAAACAATTACGTGCAATGTGGCAAGCTTTACAAAAAGCTTCTGCAAAAGACCTCGCCGGTAAAGGCGGTGGTGGCGGTGGAGGTGGCGGCGGAAACGATAAAAGTCCAGTCCGCGCTTCTTGGATTGCCGCTGTAGAACGCTGGTATAATTTAATGTAGAAGATAGCTTAGTTAGAAAAAGACATTACTCACGAAGAGACTTTACGTACTAAGCTACAGGGAGAATTTAAGAAAAATGGTTCTGCCTATTATGAAAGCCAGAAACGTTCATTATAGTACATTGAATAGCAAGCGCAAGCACAAGAAACATTAAACATTTCTCGTCAAGAATACTTTGACCAGAGACGTAAGCAATTAAATGAAGAGAATGGGCCGTTTAATTAGCTTTATACATTCGATGAAAATGGCTAGCTAAAATATACTGCTAATACTGTATTAGGTTAGGATGGCGGGTTTGCGTTCTTATCTGATTTAATGACGGTAGATAGCTATGGTAAACCAAAATATAGTGCTGAAGAGCAATATAATAAATTGGTGGCTGCCGGATTCAAAGATTATATGTATTATGATTCTTCTGGAAAGGAAATTACAGATGAAAGTGCTAAAGGCAGTAAAGGCACAGATGATAAGACTAATTTTTATACTTAGTCTGTATAGTCTTTCTGGGATTTAGTTGATAGCCAAAAAGAAGAAATGCAGTCTTTACATGATGAAATTGAAGACGGTAAAACTAAAGTGCTTGAACTCGAATCTAGTCGCAATGAAATCTTAAAAGAAATCCGCGATAATCAGATGAAGGTTGAAGATAATGTTCTGAAAGCTCTAGAATCTTCTAGACAACAACAAATTGATGCCCTATCTGATGAGCGAAAAGCATTACAAGATTCTACCAGTAAGTATATTGAAGGTCTAAATAATGCACTTAATAAAGAACGCGAAATGTATGAACAACAGGAGAATGCGGAAGAACTTAATAGGCTCCGCCGCCAGTTGGATATACTTCGTCGTTCTGGTGGTTCTGGTTCACAGATTCGTAGTTTGGAAGGCGATATTGCTTCGCGCGAAAAAGAATCTTATTTCGATCAACAGCAGTCTTCTATAGACGCTATTAAAGAAGCTTCTGATTTACAACTTGAACGTCTTGATAGACAGATTGAAGTAATGACGGAAGCGCTTGAGTATGAGAAAGAGTTTGGATTACTTTGGGGCGAAGTTTATTAGGTAATGGCACTCGCGCCGGAACAAATTGCGGGATATATTTATGCTAATGATTCATCTTTATGGGGCGCATCTCCATTAAAGACGGAAGAGGATTTCCAATAGGCATTATTTGAATCTGCACAATGGGCTGCCTTCTATGCCGATCAAACTAATTATTATAATGATGAAGTAGTTCGCCATGCAGATAATTTAGCTACTATGAATGATGCCGTCTATGGCGATGGTAGTAAGTATAACTGGGGCTTATTTGATTCTGCAATGACAGACTTGTATGGCAGACAATGGGAAGCTGTTGCTGACCAGTATAAGGATGTATTCATGAAGAATTACTCTAAGACTGGTGATATTACTTACGCCACTACTGAAATTACTAATGCTTTGAATAGTATGGGCAGACAAATGACTAGCGCATTAGATTCTGCTTATAGTTCATATCAAGCTTCACAAAGAGCCGCCGCAGAAAGTAGCTCAGGTGGCGGCAGTGGCGGTGGTAATGGTGGCGGAAGCTCTGGCAGTAAGAGTGGAAAATCATCGTCTGATAAAACATATTCTTATACTTATAAATGGATGAGTGGTTCTATGACTGGTACTGGATATGCATCTGTAAGCGCTGCTAGAGCTGCGGCATAGAATGATATTGAAAGGATGACTAGAGCGGCTGCTTCTAGCGGTGATAGAAAGGCTTCTTCTTATAAGGCCGCAGCAATGAATAGTATAAGAACATATGATTTTGGCGGTATGATTGATGAAGATCAATTAGCCCTCGTTCATGCTAAAGAATCAGTTTTAACACCTAAACAAACTTCCATACTTCGTAATGATATCTTAGGCTCGAAGCCTAATTCTCTAATGAACTTACTACTCGACTTTAAAGAAGCCCATTCTGGTATGGCATCTGCTTCTACCTATAGCTCAATTGACCGTGGCATTATTATTGAAAATGCTTCTGTGAATATGAATGTCCAGAAGATTTCTAATGATTATGATGCACAGCGTGCGGGTGAATAGGCTCTTACCCAGATGCTTAATATTGCACGTAGAACCAGCGCGAAAAATAGTGTGAGGAGGTAAAATGCGTATGGATTACATTAACGGTATAGAGGTGGCGTCTAATAACGCAAGAACCTCTCAAGTATATAAAGCGACTCATAAAGGGGAGAATCTTCTCCCCTTTATGAACCGTTCTTTTATTAGTTTTTCCTTTGGCGGAAAAAATATTGAAGACTTTGACTTAATAGCAACTGTTGCGGGTGACCGCATGGAGCGTGAAGGTTACGCTAACTTTGATGCGCTGACATCTACGTATGATGTTGTACATGGACAATTTTATTGGGGTTCATATTATAGGACAAACCAAATGTCCTTTAATTTAGCTACCGATGGAATAGAATAGGTAAAACTAGATGAATTTTTACGCTGGTTTGCGGCGGGAAAAGTCCGCGAGTTAATACTCGCGGAACATCCCAACCGTGCTATTATGGCGCGTGTAGCGGAGCCGCCGCACATCAGTGTTCTTCCATTTGAAAAGAAAATTAATGTAATGATAAATGGTAGTGCTTATAAAACAAGCACTACCTTATATAAAGGCGTTATTACATTAAACTTAGTAATGGATGACCCACATTGGTATGGTAAAATTAATATATTTGGTCGCCGCGATGAAATGGGAATCTATCGTGATACTTGGTTCGATCCGGTGACATAGCAATACCAGAGCGCACTTGCATTGCCTGATGCTATTAAAATAATTCATGAAGACGGGATTCCATTAGGTAGTATGATTTTAAATACCATGCTTCTTGGCGGTAATACATTTGCTACCGTGGCTTTCCAAACTTATTCTTGTATTATAACATAGATTGATGCAGAAGAATATTCTGAGCATTCTGGTACAGTTGGTTATTATAATAATGGTTTATCAAAAACTGATTTGATACTTGAAAGTAATCCTTATACTCTTACACCTTTGGAGTTTGAGCATTATAAAGGCGCGGCCATTGCTACAACTGATGAAGCTGGACGTTATATCGCGGGCGCGCGCATTGCCGGTGCGGCGATGAGTGAGTCTTCTGGTATTACTTATCTACCTCCTTATTCTGGCATGGCAGATACATGGATTAATTTCTATTATACTGGTACAGCACCATCACCCACGATATTAAAGTTTACTCTCGTGCCAATTATTGACGAAAGTAATTATTATATAAGTAATCCTGGAAATCAATATGCGAGTACTACAATGCATCCTTACAATATTATAACTATTGAATGTACTAAACAAAAAGAGTTTAAGTTTACCACTCCTAATATATTAACTAGTTATAATAAAGTAATTGAGATTTTCAATAAAATGATAGTTGTAGGTCAGGATTGGGCTACAATTCGAGAAACTATTCGAGAAAGTATTTGGCATTCTGCGGTACGCGCGTGGGCAAATCGAGTAATAGACTATTATGATATTGAAGGCGGCAGCGGCATTATTGAACAAGGCGTTGATGTATCACTAATGAAACGTTTCCTTGGAATGATGTTTAAAGATGCTAATGGTAATATGATGCCAATGTCTTTTGTTATTAACGCCAAAACTGGTGAAGCAGTTGCTACTTTATCTTATCGTAGTTCTATTGATGAAGATTCCGGCGAGATTATTGCATTAACCGACTTGGAAAATTATGCTAACTATTGCGCTGATAATATTAAAACCGCTGAAGAAAATGTAGGAGATATGATTAAATCCAAATACCTAATTATAGATGAAAGAAACTATCCAGACCAATCTGGTAGCATTGTTGCTTGGCAACAAGGTCAATTATATTCTCATCGTCTATATCATGATGTTATAAATGGTTTACGTGATATATTCCTAGAATATAAAAATATGTACCTATAATTAGAGTAAAAGGAGGAGATATCATGGCAGAAGTATATGAAACATAGCTTCGTAGCTATGAAGTCTCTATTTGGACCCTTCAGGACAGTTTTGTAACTGTCCTGAAGCCGTCCGAACTAGAGCATAAAGGACAAATATAGGAAGGTATATTTGAAATCGGTGATGATGGCACTGAGCATTTTACTTTTTCTATTCCTATGTATTATCAAGAAGGCGATACATAGATAATGAATCCTCTATGGACATTTGTTGTAGAGGGGCATTTAGTTGCCAATATGCACAAAGTTAAGTTAATTTTTAACAAGGCAACAGAAGATGAAGAAGTATATGAATTACTTGTTGTTGCAGTAACATAGTTGCATGAACAAGATAATATTAAATATACTATTGAATGTGAAGGTTTGGCTTTCCATGAATTAGGAAAGCTTGGATATAAAATCAGTTTATCAGGCGAAGACTTTGATGATGAATATATTAAATGGTTTGAACAAGGTATGGCTGAAGGACAAGAAGCGCCGCGCCAAACTATTTAGTATTGGAATGATAAGATTTTTTATCATGAACATGAACTGATGCATACTTAGTTAGCTCGTCAATTAAATCATTTATAGAGATTGATTGATGAAGCAAAAGAACAATTAAGTAACGCTTAGTTACTTTTCGAAAAAATACGCGAAGAGTACAGTAATAGTGATTTATCAAAAATCTTTAGTTTTTCTGAAAACGACCCATTGACATATGTTCCTGGTGGCTTAGAGTTCTTATCGGATTTATAGGATAAGGATGAAGATGGTAATGCTAAATATACTATAAGAGAATAGTATGAAAAAATTGTAGAATATAATGTCGCATCCTTAATGGCAAAAGACAAGGATGGTAATGCTATTGAACAAGGCGAAGATGAAGAAGCTTTTTATGCCGCGTCTGTCTAGGCTTTTTGGGATACACTAAATGATGCTAAACAAACAATTGAAATTGCTTAGCGTAATGTATTAAAATTACTCCTACAATGGACAAATTATTTAGCTGCAAAGGCGAAAGTTAAAGAACAAACGCGCAAGTATCGTAAGTATGATTGGGACTATGAAGTAAATATGGACTGGTCCTCCTGTAGTGCTGGTGTCGCGCGCGTGCGTGACCCTCATAAAGTTTATGAAGAAGAAATCGTTACTTCTTGGGAAACTGATAGAGTCAAGGATGAATTGTACCCAAGTAATGTAGAATCTTATCGAGAGAAATGGCGCGCAGTTGAATCTGAAGAATCTAATATTTATAATTTAACACAAACAATTGCAGAAAAGTTTGGTGTATATTGTAAATATGTATATGACCATGATGAGAATTATCATATTATTGGGAAACGAGTTGTATATTATAATAATAACTTTTAGGATTCTCAGAAACATGTAGATATTACTTATCCTTATACTTCCTCTTCAATTACTCGTATAGTAGATAATACCGAATTAGCCACGAAATTATTCGTGCGGCCAGTCGAAAGCGATATGTCTACTTCTAATCTTATTTCTATTACTACAGTAGAATCTAATAAGAGTAAGGAAGATTATATTTTAAACTTCGATTATCTAAAGAAAATTAACACTATCAATCAAGAATAGTATGATGCAATTGAGGATTTCATCTTTGAAATCGCGCGATTAAATAATAGGATTCGTAGGCTGGATACATAGATTCGTTTGACACAAAATAAACTAATCACGGCTGAAGCAGATGAATCAGTTTATTAGAGCGCAATTACTTTGGATACAGAGCGTATCAATAATGCAAACTTGCTATTAAACCAGTTAACTGGTGAAGATCAAGTTATTTTTATTACTGAAGCTAATCCTACAATGGTAATCCTTCGTAGCGCAAATGACAGCGCTTCAAAAGATTTAAAGCAAGTACGTTTACAATATGAAGGAATCTTGCCTGAATCAGTTGAATTATATAAGAAGTTAAACTTAGGCGTCGTAGTTGGAAATGGACGTTTAAGTGAACTGGTGCCAACTGGTAATTTCGTATATGATGAGTTTGGAAACCCAACGGCGATTACAAATATTTATATACCAGATCCAGACTTAAAACGCCTATATATGACTTGTCAATATTCTCCTCGCTTATATTATAGTCGAGTAGGAGAAACGTGGCAAAAGCGTTTAAATGATGATTAGATTAAATTAGCTGAGGCGCAGGCGCGCGTAGAGAAATATAATTTATTACTCTATGGCTGCGATGTAGACTACGCGCGCGCAACGCTATCGCGTGTAGAATATGTAAGCGCTGGTACTTCTATTGCTGATTTTGTTATTGGTCATAATGACAGAGGACAAGAGATTGGTGAATATGGAAGTTATATTGGTGAAGCTGAATTAGAGGAAGCGCATGGTTATATTTTAATGCGGGAAATTTTCCTCTTAAAGAAAAGTATTTTAATTGCTAAGTTTGAAAAGATGATGGGCCCGGCGCTTCGTGAAGGATACTGGAGTCCAGAAGATTATGATGATTATGGTAATAAGTATAATGACGTCTGGTATATTAGCGATAATACTACTACTGAATGGCCCGGCACAGTACGCTCCGACTTAATTAAGTTTGTTTGGGATACTTATAATATATTTGAAGGTGAAAGTAAAATCTCCTATGAGATTGGAGTTACTCAAGATATTGAATATTATTTACTAATTGATTTAACTGATTATTTAAGTAATATTAAGAGTTATATTAAAACAAACACTCTTAGTTTTATTTACTACGATTAGCAAATGCTTGCGCTGAATAGCGAAATTGAAGCGAAGAATCGTAGGATGGAAGCGCTAGCCGCTAAAGCCTCAGCACTTGGCGGCGAAAATAAGTTATCAGAATCAGAACAATTAGAGTATCATAGTTTAAGTGTAACTTATAATACTCGTATGGAAGCTATTCCACGTAATATAAAAAATGCGCGCCGATGGTTTACTTTGGGCGCGAATTGTGAAATAGTTTATGTTCAACATGAAGGCAAATATAAACCTGCTTTAATGATTACTGGCTTGAAAGATTTAATGCCAATTGAGTTAAGGTCTGTTTATACTAGTGTAAGTGGATATGAACCTTTCTTGGGATATGTAGAAAGTAAGGTTATAGAAGAAGCTGATGACGAAGGCGTTATTCATACTAATATTGACATTCAGATTACGCGTTTAACATAGGATAGTTTAGCATCTCATTTCTTAAATGTTGGAGAACGTAATGCAACCTATGAAGAACAATATAATAGTTTATTACGCGCGGGCTATGGTGCATAGCTTGGTATTGGTAGAACATCGACATTCTATAGTGCGGCAATAACTAATTTCTGGAATGATTATAAAAGCAATAAGGACGCGATGGATGCGCTTAATACTTCTCCTTGGGATATTACCACGTTTAAGAAAACTTATATTTGTATCGGACAAGATAAGTATGGGAATGAAATTAAATAGGCTTTCCCGCGCATCGCAATTGATTCAATTGAATTAAATACTAAGAGTGTATTATTAGCAATAAATAAGAAAGCACGGACTGAATATGAAGATTATAGCATTTTAATTGAAGAAGATTTAGCTACTACGACAGAGAAATATTTTGTTAATATTAAGCCTGCTGTACTCGCGGCTGAAGGTTCTCCATATTTTGTACTAGATATTGACTATGCTATATCTAATGCGGCGGAAGCAATTTATTATGATGCTCTAAAGGTATCTAAAGAAAATGCTTTCCCGAAGGTTTCTTATGAAGTTGCGCTTAATATGTTATATCCAGATTTAGTTAAGAGAATATATACATTGCTACGGCGTGTCGTATATATTAACGACGTTGACCTATTATTGGAAGACGTTGCAGGATATATTTCTAAAATCACAATTGACCTCGACCATCCTTGGTAGGATAAGATTGAAGTTAAGAATTATGAAACTAAGTTTGAAGACCTATTCTCTACTATTGTCGCGCAGACAGAAGAGATGAAGAAAAGTGAAGTCGCAATTAACTATGCGGCAATTGCTTTCAGTTCTGGTGGTATTATTAGTAGTCACGTATTACAAGAAAGTATGCTAAAGGCTGATTTGAATTATAGTTTCAATTAGGGTACTTTAACAATAGATGAAAAGAATGGTATTTGGGCTGTTAGTGATGCGGGTGTAGTTGCAATTCGCGGTGGCGGTATATTTACTGCTTCAGAAAAAGATACTACGGGCGCGTGGAAATGGAATACCGGTATTTTACCAACTGGTATCAATGCTGACTTAATTACGACTGGTCAGTTGGATACTAACAAGATTTATATCTATGCTGGTGATAAAGTCCGATTCCAGATGAATGGCGAAGGATTATTTGCCTATAAGGCGCTATTTGAAGACCAAATAGTAACTGATAATGATGATACGAAATATTATATTTAGAATAAAACTGAAGATATTGATGCATCTCAATATATTACTTATAATGAGAATGGCTTATTCTTGGTTGCTAGAAAGAATGCATTAGTATTGAATAGAGAAAAAAATGACTATATTCGTGTTGGTTATTAGGCAGATAAAACTACACCTTTAGGTAATTTCCCAACTGAATTAAGACGTGTTGAAATTGGTTGGGATGGTTTAATACTTCGTGATTGGACAAATTAGGATGTATTCTATGCTGACCCTGATACCGGTAATTTGACGCTTAAAGGTACGATTGAAACTTTTAATGGTAAAATTGGTGGATGGACAATTGGACCAAATTCACTTACTAGTAAAAACGTATCGTTTTTTAGTAGTGAAGTAGGTAGTAATGAATTTAGTGGTATTAGATTAACTGCAAGTTAGTCTTAGACATAGACATTTGATGGCGTTGAACATTATGCTTATAAAATTAAAGACTCAGATGATACTACAATTTATTATAATAGCGCACGGCCTACTGATGGAATAGATACTTTAAAATTGACTTCACGTAATAACACTTGTATTTATTATGCAGAAAAAATTTAGGGTGTTTAGCCTTTAGCCACGATTACTGATACAAGTGGCATTTATATTGCCGATCCAACAACTAATAAAGCAATTGTATTAAATGGTAATAGAATTGTATATAATGGTTCTACTAGCACTAGTTCAACTTGGTATGTACAATTAACAAATTGGGCCAATATGACTAATCATGAAGTTACTGATTATGTTAAGCAATGGACTGGTAGTATGCCTACTTCAATTACATTGCCAGTAGATACAGAACTAGTACTTGACTCTGATTCTCCTTCTTTTCTTGCTAATGCTATGACCGGTGAAGTTAGAATTGCAAAAGGCATATTTGGTAAAGAAGGTGGTGGCGGATTTGTTCTTAAAGCAAATGGATTATATGACGGGACATTATATAATACAAATATTAACTCTAATAGTAGAATTGCTTATGGAAATTCACTTTATGGATTAGATTAGTATTAGAATTGTTTTAATAGGTTTAGCTCAAATAGTTCTGCCGGTACTTTTACTCTTACAAGGATAAACGGTGACCCTGTAACTTTTAATATGGCCGACACTAAATTCTTTAGAGATTAGATGTCGGCCGCAGTAGTTATTCATAATAAAGGTTTAAGTTTAAGTGGATCGGAAGCTAGTAGCACTGTTAACGTTGATGTATGGACTGACGGATAGGGATATGTTCGCGGAGATTCTTATTCAGATAGCTATTACGTAGGTTATTTGTATACTGATGGTTAGGCTTATGGTGAATCATTACATGCAGGAGACTATAACCGAGGATGGAATGAATGCGTTGATGCTTTTGGTACAGTTTATACTATTACGCGTGATACTGATGAACATTTTAAGAAAATTACAGTATAGGGGCAAATCTCTTATACTTCTTGTGGTTCAGGATGGGCTGCTTATAGGGAAAAAACAGTTTCAAAAAGATAATAAAAAAAATACCCCTCTCTTTCGAGAGGGGTTCTTTTTTTTTATTCTTCAATAAATGGTTCTAGACCAACCATTTGCGTTGGTGTAAAATCCAAATTTTCCAATTCATCCAGCCGAATCTTATCCGCATCAATATGAACAGTTCCTTCAGTTAGCTCATTAAGCTCTGTCATAAACTTATTCATATTCTCTTCACTAAAGGTATACTCATTAGTCTTCTCATTGATAACAAAGTTACCATTCTCATCCTTTTCCGCATACTCTTTAATTAGCTTTTCCCGCGTGCTTGTAAACAGATTCAATTCTTCTTCAAGCTTCTTCAAAAGCTTAGCTACCTTCCAAGCGGTGCGGCCGCGAAGCTTCATCTCAGAAACCTGCTTTAGCATATCTGCACTACCAATAATTTCTCTTAACTTAACATCAATCATATATCTTCTCCCCAAGTCGTGTGGACTTTAACTTTATTACAAAAATATTTTCCTATGCAAATTGCATCTGCTTCATCTTGTGTACAGTCAAGACCGTACCATAACTTAACTTTATCTTGTGCTTGTTTTTTCTTATTCTCTCTACCAGTGCCGCTGCCAACATCACAATATTGGCGCCATTCGGTAGAATAAACTAAGTCGCTATCTATACAAGCTTCAAATATCGTATCAAGTAAAACGCCTTGTAAATTAGCAAGTGTCTAAAATGTTTTTACTTGCGCCTAAGATTGATGTGGCCCATAGCTTTGAAGCTGTATATTTTCAACGCCAATAAAATCTGGTTCATATTCTTCAATCGCGGCTTTTAGCCAATTCTTTACCTAGTTAATACGTTCGGTTGCTGATAATCCTGCATTTGTATGATATGTACCATAACTTACTAATGTCTTATTATCATAAATCGCATAACCAGTAATATTGGTTGCCGCGTCTAAAGCAAGAATCCTAGTAGTATTTGTGTCCTTTTTGGGCACCTTATTTTTTTTAACTTTATATATATCTCCGGCCATACACTATTCACATACCGGGTGCTTACGCCATTTTTCAAATGTTAGCATCGTCTTATGGCCTTCGGGACATTCTATCTTTAATTCAGTTTTTAAGTTCTTATACGTATCGCTCAGTAATTTCCATCCCTATTCTTCTAAGGCGTTTTGTACTGTATAAATATTAATAGTAGACATTACTTACCCGTGCTACCAAAACCGCCAGCGCCGCGGTCAGAGTCTTCAAGCGAATCAACTTGTATTCCCTTAAAGCGATAACTTGGCATTACTAGTAGCTGAGCAATACGGTCTCCCTTGCGAATAAAGCTATCTTCATTAGAAGTATTATCATATAAAACTCCAAGTTCGCCACGATAACCACTATCAATTAGTCCAACACTATTACTAAGCCTAAAAGGAGTGCGCGCCCCGATACTAGAACGAGGTAGAATCATAGCTAGCCAACCTTCTGGTAGCTGGATGCTAACGCCGGTACGAATCTTATTCCCATAAGTATGGGCATTTAGATTAGTATCTTCTAGTGCATATAGGTCTGCGGCCGCATCACTATCATGTGCATAAGTTGGCATCATTGCTCCATCTTCAAGTTTAATTGGAAGTTCAATACTATATGAATGATACTTATCAGTAGCAGTCTTAACAACATCTACAATTGGAGCAAGAATATATGTTCTAATAAAGTTACGTTTCTTATCACTAATATTTTCTAATATGTCAATCTGATGCGTAATAAAATCAATAAATGCATCACTTGCCTTTGCGGCTTCTTCCTTAGAGACATTATCTCTCTCAAGATTTTCTATTATCTGATTGACAGTAGATTTAGTAACGCTATTATTCAAATTATTCTGAAGCATTTCAATTAATTCTTGATTATCAAGGTCTTCTTCAGAAAGTTTAAGTATAACTTGTATTGAATCTAGAAAATCATCTAAAATCTGTTGTTCGTTCATTTAATCCTCCTCAGATATCATAGGCGACAGTAACTTCTACTACCCACCATTCTTCTGTGAGTTCGCCTGTCTTTCTATCTTTCTTTGACTTATAATCTACTTTAGTTTTCGTTACTGTATATCCCTCTCGATTCGCGCGAGCCTTGTAATCTTCGACAATATCCGTCGCTTCATGCTCACTATCTACTCGGTATACTTCAGTTTTCTTCGTCATCATATTCGCCATTTTCTTTATTCTCCTTTTCTTTCTGTTCGTTTAATGCTCTAAACTTTTGAATTAAATCAATATAATTTAATTTTCTAGCGGTATCATTTATTATTTCTTGCTGCTCTTTTGGACTGGTGCCCTCAAGAGCTAGAATATTTTTACCATACTTTTTCTGTAAAGCTCTTCGCTGTTTTCTATTTAACTTAACTTGCGTATTATTAATTTTCTCAATTGTTTCATTAGTAATACGAGTCATAATTTCTTCTGCGGTATCTGCGCCAATTCGTTTTTCTGCTTCTTCATAAGTAATCTTATGAATATCAGCATAACGTTGTATTAGTTCTTCGCGCGGCAGAAGCTGATCGTTTTGTTCTTTAGACATTATATTAGCCTCCACTATTTTTATTATATCCGAGTTCTTGTGATTTAAAGAAATCTATATAATATTTTTCAAGTTCAGATAATTTATCTTTATCACAATATGTGATTACTTCAATTGTCCAATTCCAAAATCCTTCCTTAAGAATTGCATGATGCACGGCTTGGTCAGCTATAGATTTAATTCCAATAGAAGACTTGAAGTGGTCTGCAATTCGAGTTTTTACGTTGGTACTTTTTCCAATATAACATTTACCAGTATCTATATTAGTAATTTTATAAATACCCGGCTCTGGTTTGATTTCTATTCGCTTAAAAGTATCATCTAAGTTGGGTTTAACATATTCGGCCCAAACTAATTTACTAATAATATCTGGATGTTGTACTTTCGCGGCGACAGCAGTTAATAAAAATTCAATATCCTCATGATATTCTTCTGGTAACTAAATTGTATAAAACAATTTTGCCTATTTATCTTTTTCATACTAAGCAAGCGTGTGTTCAATAGCATTAAATCGTTCTTGTGCATCGGCTATTTTTTCATGATATTCACCACTTTTCATTATGCACTCTTGTACTATTTCTGCCATTGTACTTTTTGCTTGCTCAACCTATGCGTCACATTCTCTTATAGTTTTTTCAAGCTCTAATTCAATATTTTGTTTTCTGGTTTCAAAATCAGAATCTAAATCCTATTGGCGCCTTATTCGCTAGGCTTCCATCGACATATCAATTTCTGCCATGCGCTCGTTTACTAATCTATGATATTCATCGCGCGCATCGGTTAAACTCGTCGTAGCACTATCTAACTAATTTCGTATATCAGTTAGTAAATTACGTTCTGTATTACATTTAATCTATGTATCTAATAATTTACTTTCATATTGAGTTAGTGTTTCTTTTTCAGAAGCAATTTTTTCTTTTATCTCTTTTAACTATTCATTATATTCATTTAAAAGTGCTTGGTCTATTTGACGCTTCTAAAAAAGTTTAACTCCCAGAAATCCAACTATAATTAAGCAACCTATAAGGGCGTACATCATTCACATCACCACTCTTATTTTATAACTTATTATAACAGATTTCTGGGAGTTTGTCAAATATTAGATTTTAATTTTTGTGCGCTAAATAAGATACCACCAATAATATTTCCTAAAATAGTAAAGAATAGATTTACACTAAATTGGCCGCTTACTAACATATAGTAGAAATCAGCAATACAGTGATTAAAGCCAGCAATAATAAAAGTTGCTACTCCAAGTACTGTTGCCCAAAGTGGAGTATTCTTATATGTTGCAAAAGACATTAACATTCCACAACCGATTCCTTTTACTAATGCTTCTGATACTGTTTGAGCACTTTTAGCCGCTACTACTGTTACAGCAGCATCATGCACTATCGTATATGAGAAGCTAGCAATTATAGCCACTCCAAAAAAATTATATAAAAGTATCAATGGATAATAATACCAAGGACTTTCTTTGGTAAGCATAAATTGAACCTTACCAGTAAATAAATGTAAATCATAAATTCTTACAGTAAGTAATCCACAGGCAAATATTACTGCACCAACAAGAGGATTGGACGCTGATAAGAACGCCCATCCTCCAAGTGCAATAGCCATACCTGCAAATATTGCTCTTGATAATTTAACGGTCATTGAAATAATCCTCCATCATAATGACTCGTTGGTTTGAAGAACCACGTAGCGGCAGTGTTGTATCTCTTTTATCCTGCTCATAACGGCCATCTATTAGGCATGTAATATTATGTAAAATATGGTCTAAAGTACGATTATTGCGTTTCTCTAGTTCTTCAATGGTGTAACCTGTCCATAAATAGATTTTTAAATCTGGATAATCTAACTTACACCAGCCAATTAAGTTCATTACATCTTCTAAGTTTTCATCGGCTAGTGGTTCGCCGCCAAGAATACTAAGAGAACGCATTACTCCATTTTTATTAAGCTTCTGCATAATCTCTTGGCGAATATTTACTCCATATTCTTCTCCATAATTAAAATCTTGTGCTTCGGGATTATGACATCCGGGGCAATGGAAATGACATCCCGAAAAATACACTGAGAGGGAGATACCGGGCGCCGCCGCGGTATCATCCCAATAGATTCCTGCAATTTTACTCATTCATCATCTACCTCCTTATATTTCCACTTGAAGCCGCCGTGTGTCTTTAATTTTCCACGGCAGACTTTGGAGATAGTAGAGCAATCACATCCTGTTTGCCGAGCGGCTTCATTTACACTTTTATATTCATTAATTATATTATCATTTTTATCTAATTGTAATACTGTATATGCTCCACCTTGTTTAGAATTATAAGGAGCAATTTTTTTAGGGAAATCATCAGATTCTTTACGCTTGATTTGATAGTTCCTAACTGATTTTCTAATACCTTGAATTACCTGGTATACAGTACCATAATGGACTCCTAATTCGCGTGCAGTAGATGCAATATTACACATTTCTTTTATAAAATTTCCATCTAAATCATATAATAATAATTGGCATCCATCTGAACGTTCCCCGCAATGGTCACCACCAGGGGAAGCATTATATCCATTATGATATGTATCATAATATTCAATCCAATATCTTTCTCGTTCATTTAATAGTTCTTTTGGACATTCTTCTATAATTTCAAAATCAAAATTATCTTCTCCATATTTTATAATTGCTTTATGAAATGGAGAATTACTATCTTTTCCGCGGCAATAAGCATCATTTATATGACTTCGCCGCCGGGCGCTTATATCTGTAGATTGGCCTATATACATATGTCCATTTATTTTATTAGTAAATTTATAAATTCCGCATTTTGGCATATTCAACACCTCATAATAAATTATTGAGAAGCATTATTACTTCCATAGTTTAAGTAATAATGCGACTCAATAATTATATCATTTTCTTCCATAGTTTGACTAATTTTTTTGGGGATAGATTATGATTCATCGCCCTTGGAGAAGTTCATCTACCGGCTCATCTCCCTAGCCCCAATTTTTTTAATGAATATGCTCTACTCTTTGTTCTGTTTCACATTGCTTACCATAGTTAAATGCGGTTTTATAATTACCAGTTAAATATCCAGTTACTCGGCGTAAATGTTGAATATTAGTACTTCCGCATTCTGGGCATACATCGCTTATTTCATCTTGGAATCCGCAGTCTTCACACATATCTAATTTTATATTAACTGCGAAATATGGAATATCATGGTCCATCGCATAGTTAACAATGGTTTCAAGCGCCGGTATATTATTCTTTACTCCAGAAGGTACTTCTACATATGTAATACATCCGGCGCTAGAATATCCAGTTAATTGACTTTCAATATCAATCTTATCAAATACTGAAATATCATGCCATACGGGCACATGAATACTATTAGTAAAATATTCGTGGTCTGAGACATTTTCAATCTCACCATATTTGGCCTTAAACTTTTTCATTGCTGTATAACAAAGGTTTTCGGCAGGAGTATAATAGACACCGAAATTGAGCTTATATTCCTTTTTAAACTCTGCACATCTATCTTTAAATAGTTGCTCAATTCGTTTCGCTAGCGCCATTCCTTTTTCTGTGGTGTGGTCGCAACCAATTAAGATTTGAAGTGTTTCCGCAAGTCCTAGTTGTCCAATAACAATAGTACCATGCTTCAATGCTGAACGAATACCTTCTTCTGGATGATAGCCGAGCATTGTATTGTTTTCATACATAAACTTAGCGGACGCGGGAGACTGTTTACAAATCCATTCAAAGCGTTCAAGTAGCATATCTTTGGCTTCATGAATCTTTTTATCTAGACGGCCCATAAAGGCATCAATAAATACTTTCTCACTATATCCATCTGGATACATTAAATTATCCAATTCTTGTTTTATTTCCATTGCCAATGTTGGCATAATAATAGTTACTGGACAAATATTTCCGCGGCCATCTTTACGCTGTGGATTGACACCGGGTTCTGCATTTATGTCTGCGCCATTCGCAGTTCTACAACCCATGGTTGAAAAATACGTTGTTGGATCTTTTGGATCATATCCTGCATTTCCAGACCAATCAATATTAGCATAATTAGGATAGATACGTTTAGCAGTAGATTCAAGCGCGAGTAGGTATAAGTCATAGTTTGGGTCCCCAGGTGCGCGATTAATACCTTTTCCAAGTTGAAAAATACCGCATGGGAATATAGGCGTTTTATGATATTTACCTACGCCTTTAATAGAACCTTCTAATAATGCGCGAATTACCATTCGTCCTTCGGGTAATGTACAAGTACCATAGTTAATGGACGTGAAAGGCAACTGATTTCCGCTTCTAGACTGAAGTGTGTTAAGATTATGATACATCCCCTCAACCGCCTGTTGAAGTTCTTTTTTGGTCATTTCTAATGCACTATCACATACAGATGCTGGAAAGTAACCATATGTGTCTAAATCTTTTATACTAATATCTTCCGGCTTTTTGTTCTTAGTTTGTATTTCAAATATTTCTGGGAGAGTTTTCCTTTCAAATGGGCCAACAGTCCAAGTACTATTATCAGTGTTCTGTACTATTGTACATACCTCTTGTAGATGCTTATAATAACTCTTCCTCACATAAGGAACCATAGTCCAATCTAAATGAGTTGCGCTTACGCCGCCGAATTGCATTAAAGATTGTAGTTGGAAGATAACCGCTACAAGCTGAAAAGCAGTGTTAATAGAATTAGCTGGGCGCACATCAGTTTGTCTTGTGTTAAAGCCCTTTGCTAGTAAATCATCGAATGGAATACTTAAACAATTATGCATACCTACTGCATAAGCACTTAAATCATGAATATAAATTTCATTATTTAAATGATTGTTACGAGCCATTTCAGACATACAGAAATCAAGCGCATATTGTTTCATCATTTCATCTGAAGCTTCACCAACGCGGCCGCCAAATGAATGTTCATCTATATTTGCATTTTGGTTCTGTACATTAGAAGCCCTTAATTTTTCACTAATCGCGCGAATAAATTCAGTTGAATTTGCGCGCATAACACCATGCTTATAGCGATATTTAATATATGCTTTACTAACTTTTAAATCATAATCAGTTAAATAATCTTCTACTAGTTCTTGGATATCTTCTACTCCAAGTGGCTCATCCATTTCATGAGCAACATATTCTACTTCATCTGCAATTTCTTTAGCATAAGGTGGGAATCCTTTTTCTGTTGGATAAATTTCATGCCATGCTTTACATATAGCAGTTTGAATTTTTTCTTTATCAAAAGGTACTAATTGGCCTGTACGTTTACGAATCTGTAATCCCATTTGAATCACCCCTTAAACTTTTTTCCACAATATGGACATTCATCTGCATTAGAAAAATCATAATAATCATTAATCTTATGCGGGCATAGTTCTTGAAGTTCCTTAATTTGTTGCTTAATAATTGTAATTGTATCTTTTTTTTCCATAGTTGAAAGCGCGCGACGCAATTCATTATTAAGACTAATATATTGTGCTTGTACTTCGTTAGCAGTCATAACCATTTTCCTCCTTCTTGTACTGTTTCATAAGTTTGATAGAATAAAGTTTTTGTTTTTGGATACTTATTCATCATATATTCCATTTCTTGCTTTTCTATACTTGGAGACGTTTTCTTTCCTTTTGGTATTCTTTCAAAAATATTTCGTTTATTTCTATAACCATTATGACTCCATTCTACAATTGCTTGAGATAAGTTCTCTAATGGATTCTTCTTAATATTAGGTTCGGTATAAACTAATTTAATAGGAATATGTTGGCTCCAAAAAGCATAAAACAATTTCATCTTATAGATAAAATCTTTTTCATATTGAATTTTTGTTTTAAAATTTCCACCTAAACTAATAGCTACATTAGAAGCTGGAATTATTAGTTCAAGTAATTTTTTCTTATAATATTCCATTAAATATTTAACTTCATTTAATGGAATATTCATATCTAAAATAATTTGATTTTGCCGAGAAAATCTTGAGAAAGAATATAAATCAATAAATTGATTTATAGTTTTACAAAAAACAGGATGTATAGTATAGATACTGGAAGGTACATGAGAAAGTATTTTTTCAAAAGTATCTTTCCAATCTGGTGTAAAGATATTTCTATCATATAAATAAACCCGTTTACGGGGAATGATAGGCGGAATTGGTAATTTCTAATCATTTACCATCATTCGATAATAACTATCATCTAGCAAATGTCCTATTGCATTTATATCCGCACCTTGCGCCATTTTATCTTTTAAAAGGTCTTTATAAATAAAAGTGCGCGCAAGCGTATGATCTATTAAACTATTTTTAAATGGTACATATATTCCATTTGTAAAAGCAGAACCACCATATATAACATTACTCGCGCGCCGAAAAGCTTCTGGTACATTCGTATATTCTTTAAATTCACTGAATATATAGATTTTTTCATAACCAGTTAATTCGGTTTCATCTAATCCTACTAATCGGCAGAAGATATTTTCTTCTGCCTAATAGTAGCTGGCTAATTTCATTATCTCAAGATTAGGAGGGCAGAGTTCAAGGTTAGACTAACTTTGTAATGCTAAATCTACTAAACCTATCATTCTATCACCTCCATTCGTTCGGTTTGAAACTCTAATGTTCCATCTTCATGAATATCTGTAATTTTAGATATTACTGGATAAAAACTATCTTTTCGTTTCTTTGGAATAAAGTCGCTTCCTCGACGTATTCCTTGAACCATTAATAGAGTTCCGCGCGAAAACCAACTCTTTTCTATAACGTGTTTGCGGCCATCAATACCTTTTTGAGATAATTGTTTATCAAACATCGCATATTGATTCTTATAAATCTTAACATTTACAACCCCTGTCGGCGTTAATAATGTTACAGTATTTTTCATCTTATTTTTATCAATAACTGTTCCAATAATTCGTCTTAATTTATATACTCTAACATCATTACCATCTTTACCTTTAAAAATATAATCGACTTCAGGTTCTTCCGGTAGTTTAAAGAAATCATCATATAAATATTGTGATTCTGCAAGTTCATGCGGATGACTATAAAATGATACTGATTCCATTTCCCAATGAGATATACTTCCTGCCGCGTACTTATTAAACATTTCATCATATAAAGCTTGATTTAATTTCTTTAAAACTTCTTCTTTATTCGCTTTTAAATAATTTCGCATAGGGTCCATACCTTTCTGATATAAATTATCCCATACGACTGCGGAAATACTTACCCCATTTGATATATAATCAGCACTAAAATTATTTGCAATAAAGTTGATAGCCGCATCATTTAATTGATAATTTTCAACTTTCTTTTGCTGCTTTAAAAACTTATTAAATAAGAATAACTTCTTACAGAAACTTAATTCTTCTGGAATTAAATCATAATTAATAAGCATTTGCATATTCTGTAAAGTTAATCTTTGCTTCTTATCAGCAATCATATCAATGTACTTTGCCATAATTTCTTCTCGCGGTAAATCAACTAATTCATCAAATGCACCGCATTTAATTAAATTGGACATTTGAATTTTATTTAATTTAACTCTCTCTAAGAAATCATCCATAGAAGCAAATGGACGCTTTTCCATAATATCTTTTATAATTGAGATTGATAGTCTTGTTATGCCGCGAAGCCCATATAATATTTCATTTTTTGAAACAACAGGCGTAAATGTATAAGAAGAACCATTGATATTTGGTGGTGAAACTTTAATTCCATAAGTACCAAATCGACCAATTGCCGAAGCAACCTTGCCATAATCTATATTTTTAGTTTTTTCTTTCTTCTTATCTTCTTTCTCACCTTCAGTTACTTCATTTTCTTCTTCCCATTCTTCTTGCTCTTCTTCTTCTTCTTCATCTGGGTCTTCATCAGGTTCTGCTTCAACCACTAAAGATGCTTCACCATCTTCGTCATATTCAACAGTTTGAATACCACCGCTATCGACAATAAGATTTGCCGTATTCCAGAATATAATGGGAAAGAATCGTGCAAGATTCATTTCTTGCAATGCCACCATCGAATATGAATACGTGTGCGCCGCATTAAAACCATATCCACGACTCAATGCAATCTCGATATTCCATACATAATTACAGAACTTTTCGCTTAATCCCTTTTCTTTTACATTATCAAAGAATTGCTTTGTTAATGCATCATATTCTTTAGGATTTTTCTTTGCTATAGACTTTCTCAGTTTATCTGCAAACTGTAAGTCCCAACCGCCACATTCTGGTAATTGCACTAATTGCATAAACTGTTCTTGTGTAATTGACATACCATCTGAGATATCTAATTCACGATGCATAATCTTACGTTCTTCATTTGTAAGCCCCATCTGAATCATTTCTTTATCCCAATCTTGTGGCCGTTCCCTAAATCGTGCATACTTATCCAATGGACTTTCTGCTCCTTTTTCAGTTGCCATTAGACGAATAACTGAATTAAGAACTGCGAGTTCATCAACACTACGTGGATGTGTCAATGAAATACCACGTATACCACTCTGTTGTTCCATCTGGAATAATGATACGATTTCATGGTTCTGAACCATATCCCACATCTTTTTATCATCACGATTTATCTTATATACACCTAGTGTATTCTCATAGGTTTCTCTAAGATTTTTACCTTCTTTAATATATCCTTGCTCAACTAACAAATCCAAACATGCATGAATCTTATCGGCTGCTTCAACGCTTAACAAATCCATCTTAATCATTGAAACATCTTCAAGGTCATGTAACTCAAACTGAGTAATGATTGTACCATCGGGCGCGCGCATTAAAGCACTAGATTCTGTAAAATCTTCATCTGTAAATACAACGCCGCCCGCATGAATACCCTGACCACAAATTAAACCTTCAATTCTTTGAGCTACTTCCCAAAGCCCTGGATGCTTATTAACTTCATTTATAAAAGTCTGGTTTGATGGGATTCCATTTTCTTCATCACCATAATAAGTTTGCTTTAATGTATAAACCTGACCGCGCTCTGCTTGAATTAAGTTAGAAATATAAGCTGCTTCATCATTATCTATGCCCAAGCCGCGGCAAGCAGTTTGAATAGCTGATTTTGACTTTTCTGTCTTAAAGGTTGCAACATTTGATACTCGGTTTTCTCCATATACCTTTCTCAAATGCTCCAAAGTCTGTGCTCTACGAACGCCCTCAATATCAACATCAATATCAAGTACGGAAACACGAGCTGGATTCAAAAAACGCCAAGGATATGTCTTAGTTTTTTCTCTTAAACAATTTATTTGAATAATATCAAGCGCATAAAGTAATACGAATCCCATACCAGACCCGCGCGCCGGCAGTACAATTGTTCCTGCATTCCAACATTCATCTATAATCTTCTGAAGATTAAGAAAGTATGCTGACCATTGCGCCTTGTTTACTTGTGAAGATTCCCAAGTCATTCCTAAGCACTCATCTAACGCTTTATATGCTAATTCATTTTGTAAGTCCTCATGCTTTTCAATGCCATCTATAAGAGCTAAGACTAACTGACGATCTGCGAAATGAATTGATTTAATAAAATTAATTAGATTTGGCATTTTTAATGTATATTCTACTAATTCTGTTTGATTACGGGATGTAAATTTACGCCATGGCAAACTCGGAATCTTTAATGGCTTTAATACACTAAAATCTTCACACTTATCTTTTATCTCTCTAATTGCATTATACGCGGTCTCAATTTCTTCAACAGATAAATATTGGAAGAAACTACGAATTTCCTCATCATTCATCATATACGTTGTTGCATAGAATGAACGAACTTCTCTATCACCATCTTGTGAATTAAGAAATGCTTCATGAATTTTAGCTTCTTCCGGCCGCCCATAATGGCTGTCAGTTGTTATAATATATTTAATTCCAAGTTCTTTTGAAATCTTTAATAATTGTTTATTAACGAATACTTGTTCTTTTCCATTTGAAGGTTGCATTTCCAAATAGAAATTACCTTTACCAAATATATCCTCAATATATAAACACCAACGTTTTGCAGTTTCATAAAATTCTTCATCGCCTGTATCCATATATTGAAGTAAGAACTTATCTAGCTGAGAACCTAAGCAAGCACTTGATGCTATCAAGTGCCCTGGATTTGGCTTTACAATATCTTTTAAGTCCTGATAATAAGTTGGACGTCTGCGCTGGCGCCGACTCATATATGAGCGCTGCCATGCTCTTGTAGATAATTGACAAATCTGTTTATATCCAATCTTATCTTTTGCAAGAAGAATAAAGTGAAAATATCTATCTCTTGTCTTATCAAAGTTTTTTGCTGTTAAACCATTACGAGTAAGATATATCTCATTACCACGAATTAACTTAAAGTCTGGATGTGATTCTTTAATCTTCTTATAATACTTTTCTGCTTTAATATAACTTGATATAGTTTCATGGTCAGTGATTGCAATACATTCATGCTCTAATTCAATTGCTAAATCAATTAACCCTTCAACACGATTAATACAGTCACGAAGAGTCTCGTTACTATACATTGTGTGATTATGAAGACTCCCCGGATACTTGCTCATATTCTCACATCCTTATCATATTTATGAGGATAAAATTCACAAGGCTCGCAATAACGACTCATGTTATTTATTGGATGCTTGGTACATAACGCGCAATGTGCTAATGCATAACATAATTGCTTACTACCAGTTTTTCCAGTTTTTGAATTGGTAACATATTTAATACACTGGTCTTCAGTAATATCATTTATATTACCACTTATAATAGATAACATTTCATCATATAATGAAAACCATTTCATATCTTCATCCAATTTAAATTCATGTTGCATGAATCGTTTATTAAGTTCTTCATCTTCACTTCCTAAGAATATATAACCTTGTGACACTATATCGCTCTCCTTTTATCTATATCTATTATATCATAGATTTTATTATTTGTCAATCAATCACTTTATATTGTCTAACCATCCCATCTACCACATTCTAGTAAGTATATTGTCTATAACTGCTATTTCTTCGGGGCTATCCTCAATATTAGTACCTTCAATTAACTTTTCTTTACATATCTGAATTAAGTCTTCTCGATTATCATTACAACAATCCATTTTCTTTTCTCCTTATATAAAATTTATTAATTTACAATAAATCGTGTTTTGCAATATGGATATATTGATTTCTTAAAAGTCCATATATAGCCATTGTTTCATCTTGAGTAAAATTAAATTTATCTGAATCTATCTTTTTAATTACATTAGATAACAATTCTTTATCAAACATATGTTTGTTTCTTACGTACAATCTCATTTCTATTACTGGAGTGATTTCAGAAGTCATATTTACTATTATCCTCCTTTAATTCATAATCATCTATAAATAGCTGAATTGAAGTGCGCCCATTAAATGTATTAAGATTGCCGCGCCCATATACTGTTAAACTTTTTGTTCTGTTTTGAATCACCTGTTCAACAAACTCCGTATCTTTAAATCGTACATAATCAATTCCATTATATGAAATCTTCATACTATCCTTATTCGCGCCCATTGGCATAACACTCATTAGTGGAATATTTTCTACAACGAACTTAATTTCATCTATATGATTACCAAAATATTCTGGATGTTCTACCAATGATTTGAGTAAATCTTTATTATCATGTGTACCATCAAGGATATAATCTACCACATAACAATTCTCAAAGTCGGATGCTTTTAAATGAGTATTGGCATAATTTAATAATGATTCAATACGATTACCTTTTACTCCAAAGCCTGCCGCAGAATCATGTCCTGCTGTATAGGTAGTAAACCCGCTTTCTTCCAAGAATTTCTTAAAACTGGGCAGTCCCGCAAAATTACCATCAGAACGAATACTTCCTTGTACTTCGTCATTAGAGTTTCTGCGGCCAATCATTACTGGCTTATGATATTTTGAAACAACATTCATTGCAATTAAACCAGTTAGTTCTTGTGGAATATTATCAAACCCATCTACTTCTACAAAAATAATATTATTATCTGTTAAACTATCTTTTTGAATTTTAAAATCAATAATGCTAAGGGCTTGTTCTTTAATTCGGTCTTGTCGCGCTTTGGCGTTTTTCCCAATCCGAGCAGTTTTCTCGGCAGCAGTCTCTGTTTCTCCTGGCGCCGCGCCGCGTTTTGTACTTGGCAATTCTTTAAAAGGTTCAATAAAACAATAGAACATAGCTTCTTTTTCTTCAATCGTTCCTACGCGAGTAATGGCATTAATAAGTGGAGCTATATAAAAAGCAATATCAATTGCAGTAAGACCTTCATAAGGAGCAATTGCTTTGTCCTTTAATGAATATGATTGCGCTTCAATAAGACTCTTAAAGCCATCATTGCGAATATTTTTTAAACCTTCCATTATAATATAATTTGTTTCAGTATAGGTTCTATCCATTACATCCGCAATTTCACCTAGCGCGGCTAAATCTATATAATTATGTGCTTGACTGATTCCTAATTTATTATCTAAAACCTCACAAAACTTATATACCATACCAGCGCCGCAAAGTGCCTTATCAGGATAATCTGGAGAAAGCTGATTATTTACTATAATTGCAGTAGGCGTGATTGGAACAATTGGATTTCCTTCTGAATCATATTCTTGCGAGTGGTGGTCAATAGCTATAAAATCCATGCCTAATTGTCCTAACCGCAATTGTTCTTGTGCATTATAACTCGCGGCATCAGGACAGATAACTAAGTCCCATCTACATTCATTTTCAATCCAATCTATCTTATCATCAAGACCATGTTGCTTATGAGTGTGTACGGTAAATTCCAGCTGTGCATTTGGAAATATATGCTTAATATATAACCATAAAATAGCACTACTAGTATAACCATCACAATCAGCATCCACAACTATTAAAATAGAGCTATCTTTTCTTAAATGATACAGTAATAAATCTGCGGCTTCATTTATATTCTTTAAATCATATGGATTATATTCACAAGCTTTAGATGGAGATAAGAATTTTTGTACATCTTTAACTCCTCTATCAACTAGAATTTCCTTTAGTGCCTTTTCTGGGTCCTGACTATAATTATTTCTTAATCTATATTTCATGGCTTACCCCTTTCTTTAATGTATTTTTATTCTATTTTTATAAAGTATTTCAAATATTTCTTTTCCCTTATCAAAAGGAGAATCTTTTTCATTTAATAAGTTATCTCTATCCCATATATAATAAAAAGTTGCTTGATTGCTATATTTTTTACACATATTTTCAAGTTTCTTACGATAGGCACGCGCTTGTTCAGAATAACAATTTGTATATTCTTTATCAAACGCAATTGTTATTTCTTCTACGTTTAATATATCTGTTAACAAACGGATTTGATATTTATTAATATTTGAACCACAACAAGCAACAGTATTACTTAATTTTCCATAATATCCATCATCTAATAGAACAGATTTTTCTCCCTCAGCAATAATTGCACTTCTTCGCGCGCGAATACCATCTTGGTGCTCATAAACCCCATATAAATTAAAATGAAGCGGGTGAGCGTATAAAGTATTACCAATTTGCATTGGGCGATACTTTCCATATATTTCTGCTTCTTCTTTATCTAATGTACGCCCACGAATACCAACTAATCGTCCATTTATATCTAGATGTGGAATAGTGATTTTATTTTGACTTAAAGAAAAACCGATATGAAACTTATCCATCACTTCGGGCTTAATTCCATCTTTAATCCAAGATGGATGATACATATGTGTAAAATAAGATAACATACTACTTGGATACTCTGTTAACACTGGTATCTCGCTATCAAATTGATATTTAGATAAATCCAAATCTGGTTTATATTTTTTTGTCGTTGAAATATGCAAATGTTTAATACATTTTTTAACATAATCAACTGCTTCCTCGAATGATACTGGATGATAGTTTATCCGCATTACTTTTTGATATAAAGTAAAAATTGACATTGCTTCATTACATTCAGTATAGCATCGGAAAATTTTATTATTTTGATACCAATAGAGTTTCATTGATTCTGCTTCATCAAGTGGATTGTGACAAATTGTTGGACAGACTAAATATCCCTTATCTTCATATAGTGCAATTTGTTCAACACCCAAGCTCTCTAAGAATATTTTTACATCCTCTAATGTAATTGAATCAATAATATCTTGTATTGAAACATCAAGTAAATCAAGGTCAGGGTCAATGCCTTGTAAAGATGCTACCATTTTATTCTTCTTCCTATTCTATTATAATTGGTTTAGTTTTAGAACTGTAATATAAGTTAAGCGGCTCCTGTATTGGTTGATTCGCTGCATTTGTTACAAACAAATCTTCACGCTCACCCGTACCCAAATGAATACGTGTCCAAATACGAATCATTTTATATCGGCCTCGCCGCATTTTATATATATCTAATACATGAGTAGGTCGTCTATCAGGTTCCAAAAATAATGGGTCAATTACTCCTTCACGCGCGGAAGCTTTCAAAGTTGCAAGAATTGTATTCCATCCTTTATCTGAAATACGTGACATTACATAACCGCAGTCACATTTATCGGCAATTGCTTTTGAACCACGGATACTTTTTTCATCTTTAAATGCCATCTCATCATCATTCATTCCCAACGCATTAACCTGAGTTGCGGAAAAGATAAAGACATTATAATCTTTTGCAATTTGTTTTAATTGATTCGCCATTAACATTAGAATTACGTCCTCGCGCAACCCATTATTCGTAAACTGCGTAACCATGCTAGCGGTAGTATGTATATAATCGAAAAAACAATATTTAATATTATCTATAGTCACATATTTTCTAATCGTGGCTTCTACATTCTGTAGATTAGGTTCACTAATTTCTTCAATAATAAAATAGCCACTATATTCTTCCATAATCTTTGCGGCCATCTTTACTCTTGTTAGCTCACCTAATTCATATTTACCTCTAATAATATGGTCTTCATCGACTCCAGATAAATAAGCTAACATAATTGTTTGAAGCTCTTCAATATCCATTTCAGTTACTATAAACAACACTTTTCGTGGTTCAACTGGCTCACCATTTAATTGAAGTTCTTCAACAAAACAATTCTCTTTAAATGACCAATGTTTAGGATAAGCAAGATGACAAGCATCAAATATACTTGTTCGAGATTTACCGCCAGAAGTACTTGCCGCTTTAAGAAATAAGCATCCTTCGCGCGCACCCCTACATACACTACTAAATATATGTCCTTCTAAACTTGGCCCAACGCTAGGAGAGTCCTGTAAATCTTGAATCAATTTCATTACCCCTTCCGCGGGGTCACCATGCATCCTGCCGCCATTTAAAAATTCATTTCTAATATCAGAATATTTCTTTTCAACACTATTTAATATTTCTTCAAGTGTCGCTTCATCAAGTTTCTTTTTTAATTCAACTTCTTGTGCTGGGTCAGTTACATCTTTATCATCAATAAAGTACTCACTAATATCATATTTTGCATTTTTTAATTTTCTTAACAACGCGCATTTTTTTAAACGTCTATAATTCATATCAAAGTTGCCTAATTTAGCGCTATTATAAGCAATCTTTAGAAAATCAAGACCATTGCCGCTTTGATAAATCTGTGCGGCTCGGCCGCCCACTCGTTCAATTTCTTGGTCTACTTCTAGCGGAGAAAGTTCAATTGCTCCTTCTTCATATAACTTTTTTATTGCATTAAAACATACACGAATTACATCTATATCAAAATCTGTAACTCGAATATCCATATATTCTAGCAATAATACTGGCTTTAACATTAGACAACCGATAATTTGACGATACGCCGATTTATCGGAAAGAGTCATATATCCACCCCTTATTCATCAAATAAGCCATCTTCCAAACTTGTAACCTTTCGTTCTTTTTTATTTTCTCGTATAACGATATTTTCTTCTGTAATTTTTGTATTAGCTAGCGCCGCCGCGATACCCAAAGTTTTATTTTTCTGCGCTTTTTTCCATTGCTTTGCTTTTTCCATTGACCATGGCGCCACTAACCCTAAACTTTCCTATAGTGTACTACGTTTTTCTACATGATATAGATATTCAAGACAATCAATAATAGATTCGTCAGTATATCCATAAGTATTGATTAAATTTTTTCTTTGTGTCCAGATAAGCGGCCCTGGTGTTTTAATACCAAAGATTTGGCATACTTTAGTTGAAAAATTATCGCGCGAGAGTCGCTGTGCTAAACAATCTTTACAATACCATTGTGAAGTTTTCCCAGAAGCAGAAAAATATTGTACTAATTCATCTTTACGGAAATCTTCTTTACATCCATAGCATTTACGAGTAAATTTCATATATTTCTCCTTTACATATTATTCTAAATACAGTATACAATAAGTTCTAAAAAAAGTCAAATAAAAAAGGAACAACACCAAAGTATTGTTCCATAAAACTATGATTAATCACATAAGCTGCTTTACTTCATCAATAAAGTATTCAACCAAGCTACTTTGAGAAGGCACAGCCTGACTTAGTTTAAAGTCCTCAGAACCAAATACCTTCTTAATAATATCCTTCATAATCATCAGATGCTGGTCTTTATTTTCTTCGCCACCAATTTCCAAATACTTAATCCAAATTTCTTTAGCTTCAGCCATTACTTCTGTAAACGGACGATCTTTAATCTGAGCAATTTCTGTATGGTCAGTTACTTCTGCGCCATCAAGCTCCACAGCTTTGTCGATGGCGTCACCAATAGCATCAACTAGTTCTTTATATCCAAACTTAATCTTTGGAGCTAAGTATTGATAACGGCTACCTGCGAATATAGTAGGCGTAGATCGTGTATACAAATATCTTTCGGATGTTCCATCAGGATTCATCTACACCTGTAGATAACCAATAATATCTACAATAGAATTAATAATCGTATACGCTTGATTGGGTAGATCTGGCGCGACAGCAGTAATAGCTTCGCCATCTTCTGTCCGCATTTCTGTCGGTTTTTCTTTGCTATGGGCAATAAACAAAATACCAAATCCTAGTAGCGTTATCTCGCGCCAAAACTCAGAAAATTCTGTCTTTAGCATATTCCAACCCTGACCCCACGCTATATCCCTAATACTGTCTTGATTTTCGCGCTGACAAATATACTTTTCGCATAGTTGCCAAGCGATCGAAGCTGTATCTACAACAATGGAATCATACATTTCTTTTGCTTGCGGTTTGCGAAGCTGGGTAAGTACTTTTTTAGCATCAGTCCAGCGTAGAATAGGAACACCACGAATACCAGCTAGTGCATTGGTGCCTTGTTCAAAATTCATAAACAAAGCACGAGGAAGCTAACTTCCAAATGTGGATTTACCTGTCTTTGGTTGACCATAAATCAATAGGAACTTTCCCTTAAGATCACGAGAAATCTTGGATGGTTCTAAGGAGAAAATATCAATATCTGCCATTCAAATCACCTCTTACTATAAGAGAGGAAGTAAGGCTTACGCCTTACTCCCAATCATACTTATGAGCAGTAGTTTCTGGAGCATTTGCGGCAGAAGTATTTGTAGAGGCTTTCTTTCTGGCATCAATCTGCTTCTGTTCGATAGCAGCCTTGCGCTCGATAAAAGCTTTCTTAATATCATTTTCGTCATATGCAAACTCATCTTCCTTTGGTTCATCATCACCAGTTGTAATAATGAGTTCACGAACAAACTGTGTAGTTGGACCTTCGGGAACATCTTCGCCCCAACCAGAACTCTCTCCAGAGGGTGCGACTTCCTCAGATGTAACTCGAATTCTTCCCTTTACAGTTACAGTCTTATTGATAGCCCAATTACGAGTAATATAATCAATTGTATCAGGATTTTCGACGAAAAACTCAACTACATCAAGCTTTCCACCATACTGGACTACGCCGCCCTTAATCTTTAGACGACCAGTAACATCACCGTCACGATTGATTTCCTCATCCATTGACATAATAAAAATCTCAACGATAAAGGATGCGGCGTCCATCATTGTATCCTGAGCACGGTTAACAAAAGAACCGCGAATCTGCCAGCCATCAATTAGCTGACCAGTACGAGAAATAAAATAATTTTCCTGAAGCGAAGCGCCAGTTAGACGAATACGGTCTGCCTTTTCTAGACCAAAATCCTGTACGGACTTCATCGTTTCAAGTTCCTTTAAGCTAGCCCATGCTGGATTAGCCTTACCAGTAGAAGTATGTTCCGTCGCAAAGATGCTAATCGGTACTTCACTAGTTTCATTCTGATTATTATATGTCTGAGTTGTACGAATAACTACATTCGCGCGCTTATAGGGTCTACCATCAGAAAGAGTACCAGACCCAAACTGTACATTCAAAAGCTTTCCTACTAGATTTAGTTTATTTGTTGCCTGCGTTGTAATTGCTTTACTCATTTTATTTTTACTCCTTTCTTAATTAAAATTCATCTGTTGCTGTAGTTGTTGCTGCCTTCTTCTTCGCGGCACGTTCAGCCGCCTTTCTCTCCTTCTCAGCTAGCTTTTCTGCGGCCTTCTGAGCTTCTTCTGCTACAGGGTCATAAGCTAGACCTTCTTCGGTTAGTGTATGATATGGAACCTTACGAATCTTTGCCTTACGAGTTTCGGTCGCAGGAGTTTCTTCAACTTCTTCTACGCGAGTCGTAATTGCATATTTCCTCTTAATTAGATTATTTATAGAACCCGTTACGGCAGAAAGTGGGATGCCTAGTTCCGCCGCAATCTCCTACTTACTATATTCCTTACCAAAATTCTTCTTGAGTAGATTTAGTACCATTTCGCTGTTTACAGTCATTTTCGTTTTCTCCTTTTATTTAAAATAATTATTTTTATATGAGCTTTCGCTCTTTACATAAATATTATATCATAATTTTTATTAAAGTCAAGTATTAGGTTCTTCCTCAATAGAAAAACTTTTTTCCAGCAATTCATCAAATGATTCATCTGATGTATCAAGCAACTTCTGAAGCTTTGGAATTAAATCATTACGATAGCCTTCAATAGCCTTTCTACGTAGAGAAATCTGTCCTTCAAGTTGTTCAGCAATTACAAAAGCACCAATTGCTAACTTTGCACAATCTGCCTTATCGACTTTATAATCTTCACCGGCAGCAGTAATACGCTCAAGTAGGTTATTAAAATCATCACGCATTATTTCAGCAGTCTTATAACCTTCTTCATCTTTCTTTTCTTTATCATAGTCCATTACTTGTTCCGCAGAAATTGCAGTAGCTTTAGCGATTTCTTTAAATAAATTAATATATCTTTTATTCATATTTTACTCCTTTTACCGCTCGTCCGGTAATTTTATATTCTTTAGTTCCTACCCATTGAGCATCTTTTACATAACCATCAGAATCCAGTTTAATTGCTTTTACACCTTTAGTAAGACGTCCAGTATAGCTAATTTCACTTAATGGATAACAATTATAATAATCAGTGTTTGCGATAACAACAATCTTATCATCATCATCACTACTTAAAACAACATTAACTATTAAATCATCATCATCCATTTTATTAATAGCTACACCTTTTTTCGCGCGGGCGAGATATTCATTTATATAACTCTTTTTAATAAAGCCTTTTTTAGTAACGCAAGTTATAGACTTATAAGCATTAAAACTCATAGTATCAATTAGTAGGCGCGGATGTTCTCCTCCAATATCAACTATATCACTTATCTTATATTCTTTATCTAATTTTAGCTTACTAAGAGGAATATTATACATTTTTCCCGCATCGGTAATCAATGTAAGAGAACCAAAATTCGTTGTATATATAGTATTTTGCTTTTTTAAAGCAGCAACTTTATTTTTTTCTTTAATATGAAAGCTTGTCATATTAGTATATACAACTACAATATCTTGCTCTTTAATTTCTTCTGGCTCCTCTTCATCACCTAAAGTATTTGTAATTTGTGTACGTCGTGCATCACCAAACTTTTCTGATACTATATTTAGTATTTCAATTAATTTCTCATCTAAAGCGGTAGGTTCAGATAATAGGTGATTACACTCGCCTATAAATCTAGTAATTTCTTTCAACTCTGTATTCAATTTCACGCCGTCAAGTCGGCACAGAGAAGATAGCTTCATGGCAAGAATTGCTTCAACCTGTTCTTTATTGAATTTATATTTAGCCATCAATGCAGCCGCAGCGTCCTTTGGATTATCACTACCTTTAATAATAGCAACAATATCATCAATATTCGCCAAGGCAATTAATAATCCGTTAATAATGTTTTCGCGTGCAAGTGCTTTATTTAAATCAAATTCAATCATATTACGCTTACATTCTCTAATATGAGTAATATAAGCATCACATGCTTCACGCCATCCAAATACTTTTGGGAATCGCCCCTTCTCCAAAAGAATCATATTTACAGCAAAATGATTTTCAAGTGAAGTATCATGATATAACTTAGCAATCATTTTGTTTGGGTTTTGCCCTTTAGATAGATAAATACGAATATCCGCAGTTTTCTTTGTATGGTCAATAACTTTATCAATGCCATAATCTGGATTTTCATTTACTAATGATGCAAGTTGATCCATTACAGTATTAGTAAATACTCCATATGGGAGTTCTGTTGCTTGAAGCATATTTTCTTTAGGTTGATAAGTTATTTTCGCGCGCAGGCGTATAGATTTACCGCGCCCATCTCGCAAACTTTCTTTTACTTCAGCAGCATTTGTAAGAATACCGCCAGTAGCAAAATCTGGGGCACAATAAATCTGATCAAAATCAACTGAAGGGTCTTTGATGATTTTAATAAGTGCATCATTAACTTCTTTAAGATTGAACTGAGGTACAGAAGTTGCCATAGCAACAGCAATACCTTGACAACCATTTACAATATTCCAATATCCAATAGAAGGGAATACAGATGGAATCTGTTCTGAATCATCATAATTCCAGTACCATTCTGTAATGGCATTTTTCTTTAGGCCATCAAATATAAAATCTGCAACTTCGCCAGCCTTCATTTCAACATAACGAGCGGCCGCATGACTATCGGGAGATGAAGGATTACCATAACTACCTTGTACATCTTCTAGCGGATAGCGGCTTGACCATGGCCTTGCCGCACGTATCAATGCATCATACATTGCTACATCGCCATGGACATATGATTGAGACATTGCAGCCGCGACACTCTTCTGAGCCTTTTGAAACTTATCCTTATGAGTGAGTTTATTGGTAAATTGTGCATATAGACCTTGCCGCAAACCGATTTTTAGCATGTCTCTTACATCGGGTAACGCACGCTCCTGAGCTATAGAAGCTCCGTACTTTAGAAATGCATCTTCGATGGTGCGCTGAAAGTCTACGTTTTTAATCATCTTCTCACTCCTTTCTTTTTATTTATTATAGCATAAATTTTAGTGCTTGTCAAATAAATAATCTAGTTGCTATTGTCGATATTCTTTTTCAATATTCTGTAAATATAAAATATAATTAGCAAGTGTTTGAGGTATAATAATTTTTTCACATACATTATCTGATACGCAAATAATATCTTTTCCTCGGAATCTGCCTATATAACCTTCCGCCATATTCTTGCTCCTTTAATTATTCAAAATATTAAAATCAACATTATCAAACAAGAAATCCCGACGTCCCTCAACTTCCGTACCCATAAGCATCTTTAATGATTCCGCCGCGGTTTCTACATCATTAATAGTAAGAATATCTAAACGCCGATTTACAGGATGTAGCATAGACTCTTCCATATCTTCTGCCACCATTTCTCCTAAGCCTTTATAGCGACTTTGTTCCCATCCACTATGAGTTTTCTTTAGTTCCGCAAGTTCATCTTCATCGTAAGCATAGACATGCTGTTTGCCTTTACTTAATCTATAAAGCGGCGCACGTAACCAACCAAGTCGTCCTTCTTCAATGAACTTGGGCATAAGTACATAGAAGAGAGTTGCAATTAGACACATAATAGAATATCCATCTACATCAGCATCTGTTGCAATTGCGACCTTTCCGTAATTAAGCTTTTTCTCATTATAGCGTCCTTGAATACCGCATCCAAGCGCCATAATAATATCAGATACTTCTTGATTTTCCAGACATTCTTCTAATGGATGCTTCATTAGATTCTTTACTTTACCACGCACAGCATAAAGTGCTTCTGTCTTTACATCGCGCGCAGGCATCAAACCACCAAGGGCTGAATTGCCTTCACAAATAATTA